CCCTCTTTCGTGTACATCTTAACACGTTCACCCGAATGGTTTAAAGTAAAGTTACGGTGTCCTTTTACAGAGAAGTCGTCAGCGATATCAAATAACTTGGTCACTGCTTCGTTGTCGGATTGTCTGAGTCCACGTCCGATTGACTGAAGAACCTTGACTTGAGACTTTGATGGAGTCCCAAAAACAATATTGTGCAGATTCCTAATATTGATACCAGTACTAAAAGTCCCCAAACTAGCGACAATAATTGCATCATTTTCTTTCTCCACTATTCCCCTAATTTTCTCACGGTCAGTCGCATCAACTTCACCAGAAACATAGAACACTTTCCGGTTGGTATCAGATACCGCGTCTTTAATCATTTCGTATAAAACCTTACCGTGTTTTTCTACGAACTGAAACATGACCAAACTATTACCATCTAGGTCTTTTGTAAGTTTAGTGATGAACTTATTCCTTCGTTCATTTGTAACTATGTAGTCAATTTCTTCCTGATAGGTCTTGTCCTTCATCCGTTGACAGATATCATTGTGATACCTCAGAAGAAGAATCGAGATCTCTAGATCAGCAAGTGTTTTCTCTTCTTGCAACTTTGCAGTAGTAGTAACCTTATATACAGGGCCAAACAAACCCTCAAGTACAAGTTTGTTCGTCTCGGTACCATCTAGTGTACCGGTAGTACCAAATCTATACTTAGCATTAACACATTTATCCATCATAGTAGATAGAGACTTTGCCTTAAATAGATGCACTTCATCACCAAACACTGCATCGAATTGTTCGAACCACTCGGGGCCAAACTTATAGATCGACTGCCACGTAGAGATGATAACATCTTTATCTGTTACCTTCTCCTTACCAGAGTAGATCCTGTGACATTCATTCTCCACGTCATAACCATAGTCAATGAAGTCTTTATACATCTGTTCTACCAGACTTGTTGTAGGAACAATAACTAAAACTTTACCTACGTTTTCTTTATCCTTGACAAACCGCAATAAATTGTATATAATAAAACTCTTGCCGCTGCCGGTTGGAGATAGTAATAAACACCGCTTGTTTTCAATACCATGGGATATCGCTTCGTACTGGTAATCTCTCGTATCGAACGGACTACCGAGGTTTCCTAGGTACTTGACTAACTCGGGATGATTCACCTTGGTAGTTGAACTAGGAATACCATACTCTTCGTGTTCTAGTATCTGTAAAGGATAGAATCTATCACCACAGAATTTACGCAGATGATGGTACAGTCCAACATTAAGACTTTTTGTCACTGTGTTATAAAGTTTCACACGACCGTCCCAAACCTTACGTTTGTATGCGGGCATATATTTGTAGCCGGGAACAAAAAACGCAAAGAATTCCCGCAACTCCATTTCTTGGTGTGCGTTACTCTCTATCGCCAGATAAGAATGGTTTAACATTCTTACCCGTATCGTGTTGTCTTTGTTCATACAGTCTCTTTGCCAAGTCAATCATATTAAGTTCTACACACATTCCATGTTCGTGTAACCAGTTTGCTTTATCTACATCTTCATCATCATACTGTCGCATTATGCACCCGCTTCAAATGCCCTATATCGAATCATATTACCAATCGTTTGGTGGCGCCAATTAAGACTTTGAACGATTTCTTTCAATGTATCTATAATTGTATTATAGTATTGTATCTTCTCTTCGGACTTCTGAATCTCAGGATCTGCATCATAATACAAATCCATGTCACCCTTGAGTACTTTGAGTCCATCGAATGGATCTAAATCCCATCCAGTAGCAAGTAACTCTTTTTGATCCATCTTACCATTATAGTACTTCCATTTTTGTAACAAGAGAGTCTTCTGAGAGTTCTCTGCACGTTTGAGTTGTAACTTTGTAAGAGATAGGTACTGCAAATATTTTGCATGTAGACTAGGCGTGTGTCGAGACACCTCGTCCAGTTGGTGTTGTGAAATTTGGGAATCCTCTTTCCACTCTGATAATATACTTTCAAGGTCTAACATAATAATCTCCAATAATCAAACTGTATTTATATGATCAATAACGTCTTCCCAGAACTCTAGATTGAACCCGAGAGTATATGAGAGGGTAATTCTTTTACTGTCTGTTGATGCGCAATGGTATATGATACGATCTGTCTCTTCAGAAGAACCAAAGTATCCAGCCTTACATGTCCACCCCTTCTTATCCTTCATGCGAATATGATCTTTTGTTATGGGATCGACCCACTCAAAATAACCATCACCGGTCTCGCTCCATGTGAATATAAGATTGTATGAAGATGCGTTTTGATTTGTATGCCATCCAATATATCCACCGACCGGATATAACTGACTAAGCGCAGAATTGCGCACTCCTAGTTCAGTCTTTAATCTTTCATCCAATGTTATATAGGATTTTCGGTAGTCCAGATTAGATGAATCGTCATGATCGGGTTTGAGACAATAAGACCTTGCTGACTCGGGTGATCCATCATGACCTACTTGTATAGATTGTAAGTATTCGTCACTAATCCAATGATCTCTATTCTCTCCATCAAGAAAGGTATTGGTCTTGGTAACATCGTATTTGTCAATAAACAACTCTCTAAAACCTTCTAGTATATCCAGAAGATTCTCATTCATAATATAGACGTGTCTCATTTATAACAACTCGAAAGAACTGAACCTAAAGCTTACTGTGAATGTAGGGTATTGTATATCACTAACATTAGATTGTAAAGTGATTGGACTAACATTTGTTGGCAAGGCATCAAAGTATTTGATCTGCACATTCTTGTTGTTGTGACTAGACATGATAATCAATGTTATATCTGCGTAAGTACTGCGAATAGTACCCTCAGAACCCACTGCATTGTCCTGTGACTGGTTTACGATACGTTCCAACCAGTTCTGCATCTCCTTGTATGAAACAATATCTTCATCAAGAATGATCTCTACGGTGAGTTCCCCATAGGTAATTTTATCACCCGCAAGAGGAACCGAAGTAATACGTTGGGTAGGTAACTCTGTTGGATTAACTGAGGAGCCAGGATGTGTTACACTCTGCGCAAAATAACTCAGATTCTTATAACCATCACCGGATATAATAATCTTAAATCCTGTGGGTTGTAGATAATTTTTATTTGATGTTAACTCTGCCATTATAACTCTCGTTGATTTTACTTTTATTTATACACATTATAGTGATCTATTAATGGACAATTATCTAAAATATAGACCACTATAATGGACATAAAAAAAACCCCCATCCGAAGATGAGGGTCAAAAGGTGATTTAACGACCGGGCGCTCCCAATCCAACCACTCTTATTATTTTATGTATACTACCATTACGCGAGGATATTATCTACGCGGAAGATTCTGTAGTAAACATTGCTCTTAGCAGCGGCAAGACCGTTACTTGGAGTAGAACCGACAAACGGGTTAGACGCCATACCATAACGAGTCTTGAACCCGATACGTGGTTGGAAGTCATTCTCGCCAACGGCTTTAACCATTTGCAGTGGAACGTATGGGCAGTAGAATACACCTGCGTCATATGCGTTAGTACCTTTGTAACCTACAGTGATGTAGTCAGCAGAGGCATATGGGTCAATATAGACCTTAGTGCGACCGTTCAAAGTACCAGCAAAAGTGTTACCAGTGTCATCAACCTGAAGGTTGGTAGACATTGCAGGAGTGTAGTCCAACATACCAGAAGCAGCAAGTGCAGTAGCAACGTCAGAAGAACAGATAACAACGTTACCTTTTCCACGGCGAGTTTCTTTTGCAATTACGTTTGCTTCGCGGTCGATCTGTACAACCAGACCCTTGAACTTCTCAGCAGACCAACGACCGTCAGCATCAGTTGACAAGTCAAAGATACCTTTAGTAGCAACGTTAGACTGGAGAGCACCAGTTTTAGCTTGACTGTTGATAGTACGAACAACTTCACGGTTGATTTCCGCAAGGATCTCAGTAGAGAGGATGTTAGCAAGTTCAGTTTCTGCATCCAGACCGTGGATTGCTTTCAGGTCTTGTGCAAGTTCTAAACTGTACTCAGCTTTCAACGCACGAGATACGGCAGTTACAGTTGCCTTCTCGATGGTGAAACCCATTTCTGCGAAAGGTGCACCAACACCATCACCCAGTGCTTCAGCAGCAGCGGTAGTCATACCAGTTGCAGCAAGTGAAGTCAGACGAGAATCGTCTACACTTGAGTCAACAGTGCGAACACCAGTTTCAGAGTCATCAGAGATGCCGTTGAAACCAGAAGCGTTATCAGAATCGTGAGTACCGGTACGGTCACCAGAGAACTGAGTTTCTGCTTCTTGGAACAATGCTTCACGTGAAGAAGTTGAACCAGCACCATAACGTGCCTTCATCGCGAAGATGAGACCAGTTGGGCCAGACATTGGTTGAACGCCACATACGTCATATGCCATCAAGTTAGGCATTGCACGGCGAACGAGAGAGATCAATACTGGATCCCAGTTACCTACAGAAGTAGTGTTGTTGCCCGGAGCAGCTTCGTTCAAAGAACCGAAACCTGCGTGTTGAGCGCGCTCTTCCATCATTGCTTTCTCTTGGTTTTCCAAGATTGCAGCAGTAACAGCTCTACGTTGGTGATCTTTGATCTCGCCAGCAGAACTTTCGTTCAGGACGGGAGCCCATTTTTCGATAAGAGTATCGTAAGAATTCATTTGGTTATTCCTTATTGAGTTCTAGAAGTTTTTCTAATTGCAGTGAGGTAAGAATCCATGCTTGAAGACACTTCAACAGTTGTTTCAGGTTCCTCATCTACGGCAACTTCTTCACTAATTTTTTGAGAAAAGTAAGATTCGCGGATAGTAGCAACTTTAGATGCGAATACTTCCGCACTTTCAAAATCGATACTTTCAACGAGACCTTTCAGTTTCTCGACTTGGGTGTCTGCCAAACCACGAGCAGCTTCAGCAATGATAGAATCACGCTTCAACACTTCGAGTTCTTCTGACAGTTTAATGGACTCACCAGTTTGAGAATTTAACTTCTCTTCAAGTTCTTCAACTTGACCTGCGAGTTCATCAACTAGGTCTACCTTGGACTCAGGTACTTCGATGTGAGATTCTACGAATAGATCCTTCATCTTGTCCATAAAGTTCTCTGCGATTTCAGTACGGAGACCGTTCTGAACAGCAACTTTATTATCTTCCATCCAAGTTTCAACTACGTAGTTTAAGTAAGAATCAACTTTCTCAACAAGATCACTCTTAATAGACGCGACTTCTTCAGATAGTTCTTCTTGGTATTGTTCCTCTAAACGAGAAACTTCTTCGGACAGTTTAGATTTAACAGCAGCTTCAAAGATAACTGAAGTTTTCTCTTTGAACTCATCAGACAAAGTTGCCTCTGACTCTACGAGTGCATCAAGTTCACTTACTGTATCAATTTTTTCTGCAACTACTTCAACATCAAACTCGACATCTTCGCCCATCATTTTACCGTATGCAGCCTGAAGATCCATTTTTTTCATGGAGTTCATCTTCTGGTACATAGAGTTAATCATGCCCGCTTTTGTCTTGGGTAATGTTGCTTTCTTAGTTGCATTGGCCGCCTTATCTACTGACGCTACAGACTCAGGTTCAGTTACACCATCAGTTGATGTTGCGCCAGCACCTTTAGGTTCTGCTTTTTCTTCGAGAGTTTCCTCCACGATTTCGTTAATATCATCGTGAAGTTCTACTTCGACATTAGTTTCATCAGTCATTATAGACTCCTTACATATTAGATTTGATTAACGAGAGGAAATTTTTAAACTCACGAATTTGAACAGCAGAACTGTACGCCTTCGGTGCATTTTTGATTTCTGTCTCCATATCTTCAATTATCTGTTGTTCCAAAATACCGTTATTCCAGATCCAATCCACACCTTCCATAATACCATTAACAAAAGCATCAGGTGCGGAGGGGTCTTGTACTATGTCGATAGTTGCAAGGTGAAAATCTTCACCAACATATGCGACACCATTTCGGTTCACTAGACTTCCCATACCACGAGTTGACACACCTAGTTGAACACCACCTTCTAGAAGACCTTGAACGATCTTACCCATCGGAGTATCCAATATTTGTGCCTTTCCGACCACATCATTTCCCTCAAATCTGAGGTCAGTGATGAGATGCGAAACTTTATCCAAGTTAACAGTTGGGCCTTCCGGATGATTTAACTCACCGACTGCTCTCTTCTTGCTAACTTGTTCGGTAACGTACTTATTTACAGCACGTTCCATAATTGCTTTGGGGTAAATTCGCCCATTACGATTCTTTTGATCTGCTTGAGCGAATACGCCCTCGATGACATATTTCTTGGCACCGTCTTCTTTCTTTTCTACGATACACTGAATGTCGTTTTCGTAGTATTCGCTAATCAGTTTCATTTTAATTCCTTTACGACTGTCTTTGCAGTCTTCTCAGCTTCTTTTTGATCCTTGAAGGTGTCTAACATATCACCGTCAATATACAAAACGAAACCCTTCGAGTCTTTCACGATCTTAACAGGTACTTTATCGATCTTCTTATCGAAGACGACTTTACCTTTGGAAGCGATAGCTTCTCTTAATTGACCGAATGTTTTCATTTTAAGTTTTTCCGTTTATGGTATTATTTATACAAATTCCATCTTTAACAATAAACTTTTATTCGATATCGTCAGACTCGTATTCTGTCTCATCTTCGACTTCATCTTCTATTTCATCTTCGATGAGATCGTCATCTTCGAAGTCTATCTCCAGTTGATCTTCTTCTACACCGTTAAAGATAGTGTCTGCAACAGAAATCTTTTCAACTTCCAATGCGTCATGCATCTTATCAGCCAACACGGCATCTAAAGAACCCTGTGCTGAGTTAAAATCTTGTTGTTGGATCGCATCAATCAAATCATGGATGGGATTAGTTTCTACTTCTTCAGTCATAGTTATACTCCAAGGTCTTCTTCATTATCATCTCCGCCCTTTGCGTTCTCGGCTTCGACTTGTTTTTTCATTTCTTCGATATCTTCATCAGACATCATCATGACGTTCTTCATTACCCACTCACGTGAGAAGTATTCACCTACGTACTGTGATACTTGGTCAAGGGTACTTAGTCTTTCTCTAAGTATCTCAGAATCCTTCAACTCGGTGAAATGATTATCACGAACAAAGTCTATCTGAATATCATTCTTCCAAATATCCCAATCCTGTTCTGTACAGATACCTTTGAGGATTAATTGTTTCTTCAGGATACCAGTGAATAGGCCAGAAAAACGTTTACGTAATCTATCGATAAACTTCTGGAATTTAACTTCATCCCTAGAAATCTCGGTAGAACGACCCAGACTAAACTGTGACTCTTGTTCTAAACGGTTGATAGGTACATTCAGAGAACGATACAATCTCTTCTGGAAGTATACAATATCGTCAATCTGGCCAAGGTTCTCACCGCCAGGTAGTGTACTAATCTCGGTACCACGACCACCTTCTCTACGAGGTAACCAGAAGTCCTCCAACATAGACATATGTTTACGGTCATCTTTAAGGTTACCGGTACTCGCATCGTATACTAACTTGTTACGATAACGATTCATGATATCTTTCATGTGTTGTTCTGCTTTGTTAGCAGGTAAGTTACCAACATCAATATAAAAGATTCTACGTTCCGGTGCACGTGCGAGACGATAAATTACCAGACTATCTTCCATCATACGCAACTGGTTGATGGGTTTAATTGCTTTCTGTAAGTAGGATAAAATACGTTTCTTGGTGGGATCGGTAAGACCTGAAGTCACATATGATACTGCATCCGGAGAAATCTTTACCGCACTCTGCGTAGAACTCTTCTCTTGGAACACGTAGAACTCTTCGGTTTTATCTACGACCTTTGCACCGGTTTGTGTATCTTTTCTATACTTTACTTCTTTTACTTTACGAATCTTGGGGGTGTCTATAGGACGGATCTCTTGGATACCGGCCTTCGCATTAGATTCGTTTACTACTAAGTGATGGACAAGACGACCGTCAATATACCATGAACGGAATATGTCGTGTCCCATCTCGGAAAAGTTTAACATGGAACATATCCCATCAAACTCTTCTGTCATTAATTTTTTAATTTTATCTGAGGTTTCAATACCATCAAGATTCAATTCTACAGGAGAGGTTGTCTCCGAACCAGAAATACTTTCGTTTACAATATCTTCAATCGCTGCGTCAACCTCTGGATGGTTGGCCACACCACGATACTTCATGATGAGTTCTGCATTGTCCTTTGCGTTATCACCATTAATGTCAATGTACTGACCATAGTGAGAACCAGACGCAGTTACATAACCCGCACCATCGTCATCCGCTTTCGGAACGATAGAAGGTAATTTATCATTTTCTTTACCGGTTTCTTTTTTCGATGCTCTTTTGAGTTCGAAACCGAATAATTTCATAATACTGTTATTGTCGTCTGCCATCTTTGCCTCAAAGTAAAAATAATACGCAGGGGGAAAATCCCCCTACGCATATATTTAGTCACAACTTAACTAGTTGTGCCTGACTCCCAGTATTGAACTTGGAATGTTACCGTGAACTCTTCAATAGTGTCTGTGGTATCATAGTTCAAGTCAATAGCAGAAACCACGGTCGGGAAACAAGAACGGAAGTTGTAAGTCTTAATTACAAGTCCATCTTTGTCCAACTGGTCAACTGACAAATCAGTTTGATAATCCGCAGGATCATTGAAACCGGTGTTCGCATTGTGCGAATTAATACCGTTCATCCAACGTTCCATTGCATCACGCACTTCAAAACCAGTGTCGTTAATGACGGTTACTGTCCACTCTTCGAATGTACGGTCACCGGCAATCTTCAACTGACGACCACGGAAAGGTACCGTGATCGGAGTTACGTTAGAAGAAGGTAACTGTGCACCCTTCACCATGAAAGAAGTCAATTCCGCATCACCTAGGGCGAATGCAGGAAAGTTCAACTTACAGTTGAAGAGATTAGGACGAGCACCACCGCCTTTTAGTTTTGATTTAAAATCATCTACACCTAAAATAGCCATTGTATTATGCTCCTACCGTGCCGATAACTTCTTCAAAGTCCACACCACTTCTAACAGCAACAAAGTTCAATTGAACGAAGTTGATAGAACGTGCGGGTTTAACGAAGATACTTGCAACAAATTGGTTATTGTCCACAACTTCTTGATTGTTGTTTGTTTCATCACATACAACACGGAAGTCAGTTATACCTCTACGACCCTTAACTCTACGGAGGAAAGGTTCAACGATATTTACGAACTCTGCACGAGTAAACTCGTCATTGAATTCGAACATCACGTTTTTCGCAGCTTCACCAATAGACTTCTCAATCGCAATGAATAAACGTCTCACGTTGATACGGTCAAAGGCAGAAGGTCGGCTTTCCAACGTCTTATCACCAAACAAGATCAGACCAGTGCCTGGAATGTTTGCGATAGGGTTGACACCTACTTTATACAGTGAGTCACGTTGAGTTTGGTTAGGGTTAGTTAAGATATCGGTAACACCACGATAATTACCACGTCTCTGTCCGGCAGGTGAGTACCAAGGATCTGCGATAATGTCAGTAGCAGCCATCAGACCCGCAGTGCTTGAAGCAGCAGGGATGTTGATGTACTTGTCGTTGTACTTATCAAAGATCTTGATGAAGTTGTTATCGACAATTAAGTAAGAGGATTTAGTTAATCCGCTAACGAAGGAAACCGCATTGGTTGTTGCTTGTGCATCAGTCTTACCCACAAGGTTGTTTCTGTCTACAGAAGTTACTACAACACAATCTTTACGTGCAGTTGCAATTGACGTTAGGTCATTTGTAACAGTCGCGCCTTGTGCGGCAGTTGGGTGCATAGGAGCAATCAGGAAGTCAATCTCGGTAGTGAGTTTGTCTTCGAACAGATCGTAACCTTCTGAGATATCGCCAGTAGATAGAGTTGCAGACGCTTGTCCACCACCAAGATTTACTGTACGAACACCATCTGTAAGTGCAGCACCAAGACCATAGTTGGTAGCGGTATCTACATCAGGAATAGTACCCCAGTATCCACCAAGATTCAAGAAATCTGAACCGAAAGCAGAGTCATCACCGAAGTAACCATTCCAGATATACTGAGAGTTTGCATTCAGTACGTCAGAGATATAGTTAGGTGAATTGTCAGGAGTTACTGCGCCTTTAGCAACAGAGAGATATTCAAACTTTTCAAGAACTGCACCAACAGTACCAGAGATTACACCGGTACGGTCGATAATAGCAACGTGAACTTCGTCATTAGATGCACCATTGCTGGTTGCATAAGTAGAAGATCCAGGCGCGCCAGTGAACTGTGATGCGTATGACCAACCAGTAAAGTGATCAACACTTGCAGAGTCGCCAGCAGGACAGAAAGATACAGTCAAAGCGTTACCAATGTCGCCTGGATATTTTGCAACCCAAGTACCACTAGAAGTTTTAGATACACCTTCACCTACCGCGTCTTTGACAGTATTTTCCCAGTGAGAGCCATTGTTGACAATCATAGAGTTAAGGTCAGAGTCACCTGCAAGTTTGGTCACTGCACCGTGTGCGTTTTGTCCACCAAGGATCTCGCGAACAACTTGAAGAGTTTGTGAGTATTTTAAGAAATACGCAGCGGAATGAAAATCCACTGAGTTCGTGTCGTCAGGTGCGGCAAATGCAGTAACTAAACCCGTCTCGTCAGAGATAAGAGTTCGTTCATGCACAGGGCCCCAACGGAAGTTTCCTACGAAACCAGCACCAGAAGCACCGACAGCAGGCACGATTGCCGTTTTGTCGATCTCACTGATATTGATCCGTGGAGATGCGGGTTTTACAGCCATAGCATTTTCCTTTAGTTTCGTTAACGAATGATAAGTAAATCATAATACGGTTATTTTCAATACTAGTATTTATAAGAATTCTATTCTCTACCAGTCTCGATCAACTACCGTATCAATCGAGTGCCATCCTTGGTAAGTGTTCTCTTCTTCTTCAATATAATCCGATCCATCATCAATGTAACCGAACGGTACTACATCATTTTCTATTGCCGTCATCTTGTCTCTGAACATCATATCTTTTAGATTGATGTCTGTCATATCTGCGAAGAACTGAGTTGATACGAAATATCCGAACATCACTAAGTTCATCATAAGATCATCGTGGTTACCATTAGAAGCTTCGTAGGATTGGCCTTTACCTATGAATGTCGATATCTCTAGGATGGTGTTCTCATCCACGATGTTTATTTTGTTTGATTCTATTATATCTTTGATTGAAGAACAGCCAAGTCTCTTGGTCTTTCTGTTCATTTCTATGCCGAGTGAGTTTGCCTTGACTGCACTAGTTGTGTGAAGGTTCTCATATTCTAAGTCATGATACAATCCATTACAAACTACTGTACCTTGGTCATTCGACTCAACAACAACCCATGCTTGATTGTAGAGATTCGCATACTTATATATAATGTTAGGAAAGAGCAATGGAGACATAGTATTGCACCGATACACAGCGACTTGTTGAAATGGTCGTGAGGTAATATCGATTACGTTAAACGTAGAATAATCCTGTCCTCTTCCCTTCGATACATCAACAGTCATGATGTACTCATAGTCTCTAATAGGTTCTTGATATATGAGACAGTCACCCCCTTCAAGATAATTTGAAGGATTGAGTGCTCGGAGACCCATTAAGGTTTCCGCACCTATGAGTGTGTCTCCCGTACCGAAAAAAGTATTACCAAATTCTTGGTCAAACTGTAACTGAGAAGTGTTTGCAATAGTCTGCGCTTTCCATTTCTCGTCACGGCCAGGAACATCCCACCAGTCCACTCGGTATGGTACGTATGCGTTTACTTTCTGAACTGCACCAGTCCAAATCTTTTCGAATTGGTTACCAATACCGTTTGCGGTAGAGGTGATGATTACTTTGGTATCTTTACCTGAAGATACAACCGGATACGTTGACGTATAGAATTCAGCTGCATTTTCAACGAAAGCAAACTCATCAAGAAACAACAGATTAACAGACATACCACGAATAGAAGACCCAGAAGTAGCAGCAGCAATGATTCTAGAATTATTACTAAACTCAATAGAACCTTTGTTAAGTGCCTTACAACCAGGCTGTAGAAAGAATGGAAGGTTTTCCAACATGAGTGTAACACGTGCGAGCATCTCTCGTGCAGTTGCACCTTTGTTCGCAAGTATTGCAATAGTTTTCTCGGAATGGAAACAAGCATACCATAGAATGTATCCAACTGAACTGATTGACTTGCCAGATTGTCTACAAGCGAGTACAATAGAAAACCTATTCTCTTCGAAATGTTCGAACATTTTTTCTTGATATGGATATAGATCGAAATTAACCAGACCACGGTCAAGATGCACCACCTTTACATATGTACGACAAAAGTATGCGGGATCTTCCATACACTTCTGGTACTCTTTTATTTTCTCTTCTGTCCAATTCTCGGCAACCCCATCACGTTTAATTTGGGGATTACCAAGATAAGATTCCTTAGTCTGAGTCGTCATGCGGGATCACTTGTTTCTCATTCTGTAAAAATCGTTGGAGTTCAGTTGTTGAACCTAGAAACACATTGTTAGTGGTATTACCACCGTTGCCATCTACCAGAGCAGGTACATCAGATTTCTCAACATCTTTCTTCTTCTTATTGAGATCCATTAACTTATCGTTAACATCAGCAATACCCTTTATCATACCAGACAATACTTCGAATGCGCGAGGGTGTTCACTCTCACGTGCAACTTCAATCATGAGTTCCAGAGATTCACGTCCCTTTTCAATTAGGTCGTAGTAGGTCTCTCTAGAATAGTCATAATCACTTTTGATATTATCTTTATTGTCATCTGACATTAAAATGCACTATCCAAATATAATTCTAAAAATCCATAGTCGCTATCTGCACTAATTCCAACCGGAGTTGGTGTAGTTTGGATGCGTGTGTGAAACAGATCTCCTTCTGCTCCTATAGTATATAGATTATTGTTAACTTCGCGTATGACCGGTGATTGTGAGGTTGGGCCGTAGAAGTTTATTTTCATACCGAATGATAGTGTGTATATGATGGTTCTTCGATCACCAACAGAACCTTCAAAGTCGTCCGAGAAAGATATTGCCTGTAATGTAATAGGTACGTCTTCTTTTATCTCGGGGAACTCTGAACTGAAAGGTTTTACACCAACCGTATATGATGGGTTGAAGTATGGTATAATCTGTTCGACCATTTGCAATGCGTCATCTTGACTCTTTGCATATACGTTGACATCAAATGTCATATCATATGGTACGGACACATAGAAGTTATTACGTTTAGTCTCACTACCTTGAAGTGTAGTCGAGAACGTATTTGTCTTGGGTAGTTGTCTCTGAGGGTCATACGCCATAGAAGTAATCTCGAAAGACATCCGAGGCAACTTAATTGCAACTCTACGTTCCTGTTCTTCACCTTCTCTCATTTCCTGAAGACGTTGAATGAAACTTCTCTTGGGGGCATATGATAACGGAACTTTGACTTGAGAGATAGTCTCTCCTGCCGAGTTAGTTCTCAACACATATATGTTATTAAATAAAGAACCGAATACGGATACCGCAGTTCTTACTCTCTTGTGATAAAAATGTGTTCCGAACATTATGCCATATCTCCAAACGGATTTCCTTCAGAAAAATCTAAAAAATCACTTTCGAAATCATCAAAGTAATCTCCCTGAGAAAGACCTGCGGCCACCTCTTCTATTTGTTGTAACTCTTCTACCAGATTCGGTGCATAGGTTGCACTAGGAGAAACTACCGCTCTTGTTGTATTGAATGTGTGATACTTACCGTCTGTCGCACCCACATGAGCCAGATACAAAGTATTGTCCGAGTCAGACCATTTTGCAACCTCGCCGGTCATGGAGTATCCACTACCAGACTGTGTTACTATCTCACCACGTTTGTAATCATTAACACTGTATGGAACAGAAATCGTTACGGTCGGTGGTTCGTTGTAATATATACCCGAGTTTGTCAAGATAAAGGAATCTATCACACCATCCGAATCGATTGTAGATGTAGCGGTTGCACTGATTGCATCGAAATGTAACAGTACGGCATCTTTATCATCTGCACTATATGCGGCTTCAGTAGTTACTATTACGGTATCATCACCAACAACAGTGTATCTTGGTTCTAGAAGTTCTGCCTTCGTGCCAACTTGAACACGGAATTCATCGATGAATCCATTCAATCCACTCCAGTCAACACCATCGACTGTACGTGCCGCAGTTCCACCTACCGAGTAACCATTATCAGACACCCAGTCGAAAGTAACACCTGCAAGATTAGCATCAAACTTTTTCTCGAAATCAAAGTATATAACTAGATTATTTGTATCAAATGCACCGATAAGTATGTGATGCCAAGTATCTTCTTGAAATAAGACGTTATTACCAGTAAGTACTGTGGCACCACCGCCAGAATTATCACCACGACTATATGTTAACTGTCCGAGACTATTTACACCCCAGAAATATTGGGCGGGAAGATCGTCATCACTTCCACCTGTCTCGAAAAAGATTGACTGGCCAGAAGAAGGCAAATCATCAATATATATCCAAGCTTCAATTACACCATGCAATCCAGTCTGTGTGTAATTAGATTCTGAACCACGACCACGACCTACATCTAGAGACGCATTACCGAACTGTGAATTACTACCCAAGGCAGATTCTAGAGTTATTGTGGGTGCAGAAGTATATCCCTTACCTGAGAAACCAGCTTGAAACTGTGTCACTTGTCCATCGAGATTGATCAGTGTAGTTGCAGTTGCTCTCGCAACCTCTGGTGAGTCCATGACCAATTTGTATTGGTATGCACCCTCAACTTCAATATCATCAATACCCTCGATATCGGTATCAAAGTCTTCATCGTTATATTCGAACAATTCACACTGGAGTCTATAAGTCGGTAGTTGACTTAGTTGATAGAAAGGTGTTTCGGTTTCTACCTTAAATATCTCAAACATAGACTGAGAGAATGGGATGTATATAATATCACCTTCTCGTGGTCTGAAGTTATATGAATCTAATTTATCACCAATCAGTGACTTCCAACGTCTACGGGCAGTGATGAATGTTGCTTGGTCACGCAACTCTACTCCAAACTTGGAGAATAGATCACCCTCTCCTCCAAATCCATCAACATTTTCTACATACATTTCTATCTTGTATGCGTCACTGAAATGCGAAGGAACGTCATCAAGGAAAACTTTATCCACATTGACAAGTTCACGGGGTAAATAATATACATCTTGGCCATAGAACTTTAAGGACTCGATTACCAAGTCCTCGTACAAGTTCTGTTCACCACGTACTGATTGTGAAACCCACGGATTCGTTGCCATTTTTTATCCTACAAAGAACATTGGGCCAATGTCTTCTTCTTCTCTGAATTTAGTCATTATCTGTTCTATCTCGTTAACAGCATCATCATAGATCTGTCTTCCCGAAATAGTAACACCGCCAGGTAATTGCATACCTTCGAACTTAGACATATTCTGTCCCCACTGTTTCTTGAGTAGTGCGATAGAATATTGTTTCAAAAACTTATGGTTCCACAACGAATTCAAATCCGAGTTTGCTCCCGCATTAGGATCCACATCACCATAGACTTCGAATACCACGTAGTTACCTACTGTGAAATCTGACTTGTCATGATAGAAATATACTCTATCATTCTGTCGGTCAAATGTAATCTGTGGTTCCCCACTTAGTTTCATATCAAGTAATGATAGGTGTTGTTGCATTTGTTCATAGTATGCCATGTCACCACTATGTCTATTTAGATCACTGATATCATTCAATCTCATCTGATACTTAATATCAAAGAAGTTTGTTGATGCAGTCACACTATCCACGCGGAACATGCGTACAACAGTTAATAGATCTTCTTGTAGTTCGAAAAACCCTGCGTCAATTTCTGCCTGAACAAGTTGATGTGTAATGTAAAATCGTCTTTTACCATCAGGATGATATTCACGAAACCATTGTAAAGCTTCGTCAATACGATCTTCGATCTGTTCGTCCGCCACATTAATTTCGAGTACAGGAGATCCTAATGCCCGTAGACAGTAGTCAATATGTTCGTCTCTTGTATTTGGATTGGCCATGTTATTACCTATTAGTTAAGTAGCGTTCCCGCAGAGTTATATACGTTGATTCGATAATACGAACCGTGTTGACCATCAAGAACATCAGCATCCAGACCTGAACCCGATCCATCTACAGTCTTGACCGCAGTCAACAGTTCATTTGCAGTAGAGTATGTTTCATCTACCGAGAACTGACCAGTCGCAGAGTCATATGCGATATCACCAGTAACACTGAATTGATCACGAATGTTTTGTGTCGTGACCTTGTTATAGGTAATTGTACCAGTTCCAGAGTTATAACTTAGAGAACCAAATCCAGTGCCATTATTATTGATACCGATTGCACCACGTGCAAGAGTATCAGTATACTGTGTAATGGTAGTTGAAATCGCCCCATCGGTGATTGAGATACCAGTACTTGCGGATATTGCAGAACGGACGTTTGCATTAGTTACCTTCGCAAAACTAAACTGTCCGTTTGAGTATGAGAGTGTACCATATCCGGTACCACTATTTGCAGCAGAGAACAATGCAAGAGTTGACGCAGAGTCTACGCCAGGATTTGCTAAACTAAACTGTCCGGTCGCACTATCATATCCAAGACCAGAATTGTCTACACTGAATAAGTTACGTATAGTAGCGGTATGATTAGACAAACTCGATACAGTACCAGTAACATTACCTGTCAGTGCGGCAGTGATAGTACCCGCAGTAAAGTTACCAGAACCATCACGTGCAACAATCGTACTTGCAGTATTCGCAGAAGTTGCAGTTGTTGCAGAGTTCAGTACTTTACCTGCTGTAGATATATTCGCAAGTTTAGTATCAGCAATTGCCGCACTTGCATTGATATCTGCATTGACAATAGTATTCGCAGTAATACCAGCCGAAATAGTAATGTTACTAGAACCGTCAAATGATGTTGCAGTACCAGTCACATCTCCACTAATTGCAATAGTTCTTGAAGTAAGAAGAGAATTTGCGGTGGATGCATTACCCGTTACTGCACCAGTAACATTACCATATAATCTGTTGACTTGCAAGTCAGCAAGTTCGAACGATGGATCAGAGGTATTGATGTTCCCGCCAACTTCAGGATCATACTTGTTGAAGAACTTCCAACGAGAGTCTGTAGTATCACGGAAGACACCCGCATGGGTATATGGCGCATCAATAGTATTGTAGTTACCGACAATACCGAAATCTTGGTTGATTGGTTGTGCGTCACCTTTCCAGTAATTGTCTAATGTATGTCCGATAGGAGACGAGAAGGTTACCTTGACGTTATATCTTAATGGAACAAGAGTGTTATCTACACCTAAGTTCCAAGAAGTTGGGCCAGTACCACCATCCGAATCGAATGATAAAGGAGTAAACTCACCAATACCTTCCGCAGAGTCGAAACCCCATTGGATAGTATCACCAGCACTATCGGTTCCGGTTACCTTGACAAAATATGTTCTGTCAGAATCACCTTCGTAATATTCTTTAAAGGTTGCGTCATTAAGTCCAGATAGACCCGCACCGAATACTGTTTCGATGGTATCACCTGCACCAACATAGATGAACTGATCACCAACGTTTAGAGACTGTACAGTAGTTGTTGTTTCAGCACCAAGGATGTTTAAGTTACCTGCGATAGTAACATCACCATCTACACGTTGGTTACCTTGAACACGGAGGTTCTCTGCAATCTCTGGAGCAAGACTGATCTGAATACAACCACCGACATTACCACCAGTTGCGGAATCCGAGACAAGTACCGTACCAACTTGATAGGGCCAGTTAGGATAATCCGGAGAAAATGCCACCATTTCACCCGCACTATCAGGAGAAACGTGAAGGATATCACCCACATTAAAGGATGCAGTATTCAACCCACCGTATAGACCACGTACTGTTACATAACCATATGCACCATTCGCGATAGTACTTGATGTAAGTCCAGATGTTGTGTATGTTGTACTGAAGTTATCTGACTTTGCAAGTGAGATGGTCGGGAAGTCATTTGCAGCACCAGTTACATATACAACTTTACCCTTGGGAATAGATGATCCCGAGTTGTTGAAAACTCGCATGATTTCATCTTGACCAAGTTTGACATTGATTGATGAGTTCGAGTATACAAGTGCATCAGGGCCTTGCATATAAAACAAGTTACCTTCACGGAAAGCAGGAAGGTTATTGGGAACATCGATATCCGAGTAGGATGCTATGTCTACGTTAAGTAGTTTGAAGTCACCAGAGTCCGCAGTAATTTTACCGTCAACGATCATACGATCTTCGACTCGGATATACTCTGCGTGTTCCTTTTCAATATTTACAAGTAGAGAACCCGAAGTAGAATCCACCGAGATTACACGACCTACGTGTGTAGGGTAACCTTGATCAATACTTACTTCGGTTGTTGACCACTTACCTGCACTGTCAGCAGAAAGATATGCAAATCCACCTTCGACCATACCTGAAGTGTTCAGGTCATTTACTATACCGAACTGTGTGACATAACCATGGTTCCCGTTCGGGATGTCCATAGTTGCGACACCAGTAACATTCGCAGTACCAGAAGCATCTGCTTTTGCAAGAGATATTTGGGGGTGAATACCATGTGCGGTACCAGATACGTATACGGCATCACCGTTATCGATCTGTGCACCAGTCAAGTTGTGAACATAGATTAGATGTTCTTGACCGAGGTTGATAGTTACATCTTGAACAAGTTCATTCGTTGTTGGTTTGAACGATAAACCTTTTTGTGGGTCAGAGTCATAGTACAACAAACCCGCAAGACTATTAGGCGCAGTTTCTTGTTTATCTAGATGGAGACATCCAATTTGTGCAGAGTCAACAGTGACTTTACCGAATACAACATCATCAGTAGTTCCAACAGACTGTGCAATTGCAACAGATCCATCAGTAATTGTTACACCGGTACCACCAGTGAAGTGTGCACGAGTTTCTGTTGCACTTGGGCCAGTGTATGTGATAACACCAGTTCCATTATTATAAGATAGAGATCCATCACCACCTGTATCTGTTACCGATACAAGACCACGTACTTGTGCGTCTGTTCTTTGTGTGAAAGAGTATCTACCAGTCGCAGAGTCATATGATAAATCACCACCGGCAGATAAATGCGCACGGACTTCACTCGCATTTGGGCCAGTGTATGTAAAGATACCTGTGGATGAATCATATGAAAGAGACCCATCACCCCCAACATCGTTTACTGATACTGTGCCACGTGCGTCTGCATCTGTATATTGTGTAATACTTGTCGAGATTTGACCATTGGTGATACCGATACCTGTACCTGCACTAAAATGTGCACGGACTTCGGCCGCAGAAGGGCCAGTAAAGGAGAACGTACCTGTAGAACTATCATACGAGAATGAACCATCTCCGCCATTGTCAGTCGCAGATACCGCAGCACGTGCTCTGGCATTGTTGAAATAGAGATTGGTAGAACCACCTTCACTTAAATCATTGGTAGTTTTTAACGCAAAGTCAGAATCGAATCCTGCATATGATACTTCGGTATAACCTAGTGTACCAGTTGCAGCGTTATATGTCAACGGTAAACCACTAACACTAATTGCATTTCTTGCGGTAGTTGTGGTAGTTGCGGAATCGTAATAGAGGTTAGTCGAACCTTGAGTTAGGTCGTCTGTTGTTTTGGTTGCAAGATCTGTATTGAATAAAGATGTTGCATAATATTTGTTTGTGCTACCTTGGGTAAGATCGTCTGTTGTTTTAAGAGCAAGACGATCATCGAATGCGGAGTCTGCACGTGCAGTTGTGTAGTAAAGGTTAGTCCCTTCACTTAAATCCGAAGTCGAGAAATGTTGCAGACCAATTCGTGCATTGAATGAACCACCATCTGCGGTGGCTAGTGTAAGAGTTGCATTAGAGGAATCGAAGGACAACCCCGAAACACCTGCAACAGTAACAGTTCCCGCACTATCAATTTGACCTTGCTCATTGATAGTCAATACTGGAATGGTTGTGGTAGAACCATAGGTACCCGCACCGACACCAGTATTGGTGATACTCAACTCACCGTTGGTTTCGGTAATGCCGGTTCCACCAGATATTTGTCTGAGTGTTACGATAGAACTAGAGGATGCAGAATCCGTTGTCTTGAAGAAAAGACGACCATCATTTGTGTTGATCGCTAATTCGCCAAGTTCTATATTTGATGTAGTCGGGCTCTTGCCCTTAACTGCACTTCTCTTTAATCTAAAAAGTGTATTCGACATTTGTCAACCTTTTCCAATATTGGATAAACCCCCTTATAGAAGGGGGTGATATTCTATTATTTAGTATGTTCCACCATCTAGTGTTGCGATAGTCGCAAAACCAGACGTTAATGTAAATTGGTCTGAGTCAAAAGACGCAACACCTTTGTTTGTGTAACTCGCAATCTCTGCGGCAAACAGTATAGTATTGTCACTATCCTGTGCAGAACCATAGGTAATGTCCATACCTTCGCCAGCGGCAAAGAAGTTGTTACCCAGATGATCTTCGATATATTCACGAAGAACAACACCATTACGGTAGATCTCACCACCAACATCTAGATCTTTGTTGGTGTTCCACTTGTCCCCTGCGACAGAGTAAGTGATTGTTGCGCCAGCACCATTGACCGTAATACCTGCACCGTTCGCAGCGGTCGCATCTGCGGCACTATCTGCAAGTACAAGGTTAAGGTCATTGACCGAAACTGTGGTCGAGTTGATGATTGTCTGAGTACCTTGAACAACAAGATCACCCAGTACAAGAACTTGACCACCGTTAGAGTCTCCACCTTTAGGGTCAAGTACAAGAACATCGGTAGAACTGTTAGTAGAGATCTTGTTTCCATCGATACGAATTGTATCGGTAGTAATACCAGTTAAACCGGTGAGATCTGTAATAGTCGCACCAAGTGCAACCGCAGTATCACCTATTGTAATTTCACTATTGGCAAGATCCGCATTTGCAACAGATCCAGCCTTGAGTGACACATGACCATTCGATATATCAAAATCAGTATCTTCAAAAGATGCAATACCTTTATTGGCACCATTCGCATCTTCACCTTCGATAGAGATGTTAGTTCCAGCGTGTCCTACATTGATACCTTCTCCACCAAGGATAGATACCATGTGACCAGTGATTGGTACAACACCATCATCAGTACTAATCTGTTTTACTACCGAAGAATCTAGACTTACGTCACCGCTATTGAGGGTGAAGTCATTAGACTCAAACTTAGCAACACCCAGTTGTGAATACGATGCGGTTCTTGGTGTAATAGTTACCGTTGCACCTGCACCGGTTACATCTAGACCCTGTACGCCATTACCGAGGATATTGAAATCATGTCCGGTAGGAGTTACAGATCCAGAGTCGGTAATGATGAGTTTTACTACATCATCAACCAAAGATACAGAACCAGAAGTTACATCAAAATCATCAGAGAGGAACTGAGCAACACCCTTCGAAGAAGTAGTCGCATCATCAATTGCATAGTCTACTGTATTAGAAGTAGAAGTGTAAGTGAGAGTGAGTCCATTACCTGTTGCAGTAAAAGTTAAATCCGAATCCAGAAGACTTATCGCGTCTCCGTTGAGTGTAAGATTAGTTGCAACGTTTGCAGTACCAGCCGCAGTTAAACGACCTTGTTCATCTACTGTGAAAGTAGGAATCTGTGTAGTTGAACCGTATGAACCTGCGGTAACAGAAGTGCTGTCTAGGTCAAAAGTAATTGCGTCATCAGTAACAGTAGATGTCAGTCCAGTACCACCACCGAATGTCAATATACCGGTAGAAGTATTGAATGTGTCATTGGTACCGTTATCTGCACCAATAGTAAATGTATTGGTAGCAATTTGATCATCTACATATGATTTGTTTGCAGCATCAGAATCGAGAGTAGGAGTCGCAACACCTTTTATCTCAACACCACCAAAGTTGACCGCATTACCTTGAGTATCAAAAGTGACTGTACCGGTAGAAATAATACTACTACCATCTAGTGTAAGGTCATCGACTTTTAAAATATCAAGTTTGCTATCCGCATCAACAATGAGTGCACTATTCGGGGTAACTGTGCCTTTGTCATGGTCGAGCATTTGAGTGAAGAATTTACCACCAATAACTTCGTGGTTGACTGCATTACCTGCGATTTCAGTACCAGTACCGATATATAAACGGTCACCACCATTGGAACCATTATCGGGCAAGTATGAATATGCTAATTCACCTTGGCCAAGTGTGGACGGATCTCCCGAAGTCCCCGACCGTTTTATTCTTAATAATGATGCCATTAGTATTGGCCTCCGTTAACTTCTTGATTGTTTAATTCAGCTGTTGCCTCAAAATTACCCGTGGATTCACTGAATACTAGAACTGCACCATCCGTAACATTACTGGTATCTACACCACCGATATTATTGATATTGCCTGTAGTTGATGTGATACGTCTGATTGGTTTCCCAACAACGACCCTTTTAACTTTAGTTTTTCCTCTAAGGGATACCGTGACAGCCATATATTTACCTTGTTACCGAAGGTGAGACTTTGATCTTACCCTCTAAAATTCGTTCAATGAGAATATTACCGTCACTATCATTGACCGCTAATTCAACGTCATAGACGTAACGTGTTCTGGTATTGAGGGTGTCAGTTTGAGTATTTGTGAGGGATAAAACTGCAATACCATCTGTTGCGGGTTCGCTAACGATAGTGGTGAAATCTAAAATCTCATCACTATCTACAGAAGTATAACTACGTTTCATTTTTGCGTTAACGGTATGTCCAGTCAAGTTTTTCTTGGAACCGTCAGTTTCCTGAAGGTGCAACTCGATTGCAACGTCTGCGCCTTGATCAATTGTAAAGTCTTCGTAATCTGCCATTCCAGTTCCCATCAAACCAAAGTTGTGTCTATGGTTTTATTTATATGTTTTGGAAACTGGAAAATGAGATATTTATTCGCCTGAACTAATTTCTTCGAGTAAATCTTCGCGAAGTTCAGCGGATAGTTGGGAAGTATCGAAAGTGAAAGATACTGTACATCTCCAACAGTCAGACTTTGCGGCATGATAGAATAATCTTTCGGGTTCACCGTAATGACCAAAGTATGCAGCCTTACACTGCCACCCTGGCTTGTCTTCCATCACCACAACTTCTTTTGATATAGGATCTACATATTCGAATTGACCTTCTCCAGTTTCCGACCACGTGAAGATCAAATTATACGCTGCTGCATTTGCATTATTGTGCCAAGAGATGAAACCACCGGGCGGATACCATGCGGTTAGTGCATTATTTTTCACACCCAACCAATTCATAAGTTCTTGATTCATGTGCGCGAGTTCTGCGGTTCTATCTTTTCTTACCGAGGGATGAACCCCGTTATTGAAAAATTCATGTCCCTTGCGACCAACACTCATTTCATAACCATACATCTGATCTGGAAATCCTTCGTGTCGTGTTCCCTGATCCAATATTTCTTCCAGATGATCTTTACCCGCCCAGAAATGTCTATTCCGTGATTCGTGAGAACAACTCTTATGAAATGTTTCCTCGAAGTCAGGGATATCTCTGGTCAAGAAATCTCGATAGGCATTTAATTTCACCAATAAGTCTTGGTTCATCACCGGAATGTCTTGCATATAACTCATATAATATATCCGTCCTTATCTAATCCACAGGAATAATGTCTGACAATAACTTCACCTTCTGGTCTAGTCCTTGCCCAGTTGAATGCGTTATAATAGTTCCAACGCAAATCATCTTCCAAGATACCATACTTTAGGTCTTTGTATTTAGGTTCTTTCTCGGTCAACCACCAAAGACTGAACTGATCCCATGACCGAAGACTTTCTATATATCCTTCAGGCCACCAGTCACGATCCATTTGTCTGCGTGTGAGATCCCACCAATCATCCATGAACTCACGTACAATAGGTTTGGTCATATCGTAAAGTGCGACACCACCACATAGAGTGAACTTGGCTGGGCCATCGGGTGTATCAAAACTTCTTTCGGCATAGACATATTCACGATCATCGGTCAATTCAGAGAATAAGATGTCTTCGTCACGTCTTTCCAATTCATCAAAACAAATGCGGATATCTTCGTGTTCCACTTCCATATCAACATCGAGGTACATGGTTAGGTCATATGGAGAACGAGCCATACCATCTAGTTTTGCACGGTAGTGGGATGAACACCATTCGACATTATCAAATAAATCTCGGTGTATTTCTTCGAACATCCACTCTTCGCAGAATAGTGTAATCTTCGCATCTTCGTAATAATCTAGAATAGATTCTGCTAGATTGATCGCATACCGATAGAAGTTAATCTTATTCGATGCAACCAACACATAACCTTTAGACTTCTCAGACATCTTCCTCAACTCCAAGTTCTTCTTTTAAAAGCAACATAGCAAAAAGATTCGCTTCTACCTTGGACTTTGCTCGTCTAAGTTTAGACTTGAGTTTTCTGTTCTTAGAGTTTTTAATTTCTTCGGTTTCGAAGATTTCTAATTTATAGTTAAAGAGATCTTCTAACTTACGTGCACGTGCGTGTTCCACATCACGTTGTTTATCTTCTTCTTTTTCGGCAGTTTTACGAATCTTACGGTCTTCGGTATTTCTATCTACAGACTCTTCACCTAAAGCATCAATGACTTCATTGAACAATTCATTTTCACTACCATCCTTATTCTTGCGACTCAACATCATTACTTGTCGGGTCTCGCGATCCAGATCATCTTTCATTTCTAGGATACAGTTGAGTTTTTCTTTCTCCTCTGTTTCCCAGAACGCATTATCCATCCATCTTTTATAACTCATTTCAGTTCTCCAATTGTATATTATTTACATTATACTATATATCAAAAGATTAAGCAACCCTTACGTACAAGGTATATGTCTCAATCACTCCTGTTCCGGAATCAACAGTTGTTCCGGTATAATTACCAGTAAAGTTTCTGGCATAATTTCCTGCGAATGTTCTACTATAGTTACCCACAAAACCTCTACTATAATTACCGGTAAAGTCACCTAAGTATGACGAGGTTCTAGTTCTAGTAGAATCTATGGTATATGCTGAATTTCGACTTCTACTAAAAGTGGATACTCTAGTTCGTGCAGAGGTTCTGACCGAAGTTCTTGAGTAGTCCCCAACAAAAGTTCTACTGTAGTTACCAGTAAAGTCTCCGACATAATTAGAAGATCTCGTTCTTGCATATTCGCCAACAAAGGTTCTATTGTAGTTACCCACAAAGTTACCCGCAAAGGGTGAAGTAGAATCCCGAGTATATTCTCCTACAAAGTTTCTGTTGTAGTTACCAACAAAATCTCCTACGAAAGTCCGGCCATAATTACCACCAAATATTCTTGAGAAGTTACCAGTGTATTCTCCTACAAAATCAGTCGCACGAGTTCTTGCATATTGTCCCGAAAAGTTTCTGTTGTAGTTGCCGATATAGTTACCCGCAAAACCTCTTGCATAGTTACCAACAAATCCTCTACTATAGTTACCTACAAAATTACCTGCGAATGTACTGATACTATTTCTTGTGTATTCACCAACAAAAGTTCTATTGAAATTGCCGGTATAATTACCCCCAAATCCACGATTGTAATTACCTGCGAATGCACGAGCATAGTTGCCAACAAAGTTTCCAATAGAGTCGGTTACCCGAGTCCTAGAATAGTTACCTGCGAATGCACGAGCATAGTTACCTTCAAATGCACGAGTCGAAGTGCGGAGAGATATACGGGTATAGTTACCAACAAATCCTCTATTATAGTTACCTACAAAATTACCTGCGAATGTACTGATACTATTTCTGGTATAGTCTCCGGTAAAGGTTCTACCATAGTTACCAACAAAGTTTCCAACTGAATCGGTTATACGAGTTCTTGCGTAGGCAGATACACGATTACGAATATAAGAAGATGCACGAGTACGTATATATGCGGATATTCTACTACGGGTCGATATACGAGTATATTCACCGGTATAGTTTCCGGTGTAGTTTCCTGCGAATCCCCGTGTATAGTCACCAGTGAAGTTACCCGCGAATGTACGAGTATAGTTCGATGATTGTGTGATCATATCAGCAACAGTTGGAGCAAGTGAATGAGTCATATCATCTACACGAGGTTCCCACCATTGTTGATTGGTTGCAGGAATTGTAGAGTAGTACAAGAATGAACGATGTCTTGACCCAACCGTACCGGACTGCCATACAAAGTCTTTTTCGATAGTGTCTATCTTTTCGCCACCAATATTATAGATACCGGACTCTGCCTTGGCAGAACCAGTGCCAGAACCTGCTGGCCAAATGTGTGCAACTACCAAGAACCAATCGTCTACGTTACCACCCGTTGACCATTCACCCCAATCGGCATTAACCTCAAAGTATGGGTTAGTAGTTACGGAACCGTTGTCTCTTCGTAGAACACCAATCTGGGTACCGGCACTGTTCCAGCCATGTGTTCCCATATAGAAGTGACCATTACCAACAACCTTACGTCTAACCCAAGTAGAGAATCTGTATAGTTTAGTATCATCAATTGCAAATTGACTTGAGTTCCAACCACCATCAGCATTAGATGTTGTATCGTTATTTACTGTCTGCCAGACAACATCTTGACCTTTCGGAGACGCATCTACAATACGTGAGTTACCGTCACCGTTCTGACCATAGTTTGTCGCAGAACCTGTGCCTACTGTCCATTCAGGAAAGTTAGTTGCAAGTAAGTTAGATTGATCTGAGTAACGTGCACCACCACCAGATGTATATGACACAATACTATCACGAGTTGATGTACGAGTATACGTAGAACTTCTGTTTTGGATACGAGTTCTTGTGTAATTACTAGGTCTGCTGCGTGTAGATATACGAGTATATGCAGAAATTCTACTACGGGTCGATATACGAGTATATGTGGAGATGCGCTCTCTCATCGAGTCTCTTGTCGATATACGAATATATACAGAAATTCTATTACGTGTAGATATTCTAGTATATGAAGAGATGCGAGTTCGCGAATAGTCTCCGACAAAAGTTCTACCATAGTCGCCAGTAAAATCACCGGTATAATATCCAATGCGAGTGTAGTCGCCTATGTAGTCACCTGCATAATATCCAATGCGAGTGTAGTCGCCCGTAAAGTCACCTGCATAATATCCAATGCGAGTAAAGTATAATGGAGTTATTCTATTACGAATAGATATGCGAGTATAGTCGCCTGTATAATACAATGTACGAGTATAGTTACCAGTGTAATATAGAGTTCGAGTATAGTCACCAGTATAATATAAGGTACGCTGATAGTTACCAGTGTAATATAGAGTTCGGGTATAGTTACCTGTATAGTTACCTATATAATATCCAGTTCGGGAATAGTTATCGAATCGAGACGAATCACGGAGACTTGTTCTAATGTACGTACCGGTCGCAGTTCTAGTACGTATAGATGTTCTGATATAATTTCCGGTCGCAGTTCTAGTACGTGTAGATGTTCTGATATAATATCCGGTCGCAGTTCTGGTTCTTGCAGAATATCTCAGGAACGCAGCTGTATTTAAATAATCACCGGTATAATACACTGTCTGTTTAACTATTCGACTATAGTCACCTACATAGTTAACTATTCTAGTGTAGTTACCTGCGAAATTACCAACATAATACAATGTACGAGTGTAGTTACCAGTGAAATTACCAGCATAATACAATGTACGAGTGTAGTCACCTGTGAAATTACCAACATAATACAATGTACGAGTGTAGTTACCTGTGAAATTACCTGCAAAATAGTTTGTACGTCCGTAGTACAGTGTGTCTTGTCTGTCTCTTATTGATGTACGAATATATGTTCCGGTCGCAATTCGGGTACGAATGTATGTTCCGATCGCAATTCTGGTTCTGATATATGTTCCGGTCGCAATTCTGGTTCTGATATAGTCACCAGTTGCAATTCTTACACGTTCATAGTTGCCCGTGTAGTTACCCGCATAGGTCGAATCACGAGTATATGTTAAAATTCGAGTGCTAGTCCGGAGACTCGTTCGGATATAGTTGAGTGTGCGAACCGAAGTTCGGAGACTTGTTCTGATATAGTTGAGTATACGAGTCGAAATACGTGTGCTGTTTCTGGTATAGTTAGAGGGACGAGTACGGCCATATTCTCCTACGAACCCTCTATTATAATTACCAGTATAATTGCCAGCAAACGCACGGTTATAATTTCCGGTATAGTTGCCGATATAATTACCGACAAATCCACGATTGTAATTACCAGTATAATCGCCAGCAAACGCACGGTTATAATTTCCGGTAAAGTTACCAGCAAATGATCTACCATAGTCGCCGACATAATTACCGACAAATGTTCTTGCGTAATTACCACCAAAGTTACCGACATATCCTTGGAATCTGTCGCGAGTATATGTTACCAATGAATTCCGTGAAGAAATACGAGTGTAGTTGGAACCTCTTGTTCTTGCACTAATACGTGTTGATATACGAGAATAGTTGCCGGTATAGTCACCCGCAAACCCACGTGAATAGTTACCTATAAATGTTCTATTATAGTTACCAACATATGTTCTATTATAGTTACCAACATAGTCACCGGTAAAAGTTACAAGTCTATCCCGAATATAATTGGAAACTCGGCCACGAGTGTAGTTACCAATATAGTCACCGGTAAAGTCTGTTACTCGATCACGTGTATATGCGGATATTCTCGTGCGTGTATAATTACCTGTATAATTACCTGCATAATTAGAAACACGAATTCTTGCGTATGCAGAGATACGAGTACGGCCGTAGTTACCAACATAGTTACCGGTAAAAGTCGTTAGTTGATCTCTGGTGTATGTGGAGTTTCTAGTTCGGGTATATGCGGAGATACGAGTACGCGTACTTATTCTAGAGTATGATGATACTCTGTTACGTGCATAGTTACCAGTAAAGTCGCCAATAAATGATGTTACTCGATCACGAATATATGCACTGGTACGGGTTCGCGAATATGTTGATATGCGATTACGTGAGTATGTTCCTGCGTATGCGGATACTCTAGTACGGGAATAATCCCCAACAAAATTACCAATATAGTTTCCCGAAAATACGGTTGCGTATGTAGATGTTCTGTTACGAGTATATGTACTCAACCTGTTGCGAATACTATTTCTACTGTATGCAGATACTCTTGTTCTAGAATAATTGCCTACAAAGTTACCGGTGAAAGTATTGATACTATCTCTGGTATATGATGATACTCTATTGCGGGCATAGTTACCCAAGAAGTCACGAGAGAAAGTATCAGTACTGTTTCTAGTGAAAGTTGAAGCACGGTTTCTTGTGTACTCACCTACGTAATTACCGACATACTCACCCACATAATCTCTGGTATATTGTCCCGAAAAGTTTCGAGTGTAGTTGCCAATATAATTTCCACCAAAACCTCGGGTGAACGTATTTGTGCTATTACGAGTGTATAGTGAAGTTCTTGTTCTTGCGTATGCGGATGAACGATCACGAGTATAAGAAGATGCACGAGTACGAACATATGCAAGTTCTGAAGTTGTTCTTTTAGTATTGGTCGCAGTACCTTTTGCGGCCCAAGTTCCCGCACTTACCGGAGTTCCCTGAGTCGCAGATCTTAATTGGTAAGAACCAATATTACCCACCTTTCCCCTAAGAGTTTTACAGTGTTGTCCATAAGTGTAAGTAATCTGGTTAACAGATTGTTCTTGTAATCCACCAAAACTGGCGGCAGAACCTGACCCAATCATACCAATCGGAGACGTGGCTGTCGGTGCAGTCATTGCATCACGTTGGTAGATATTGTATACTGTAGAAGTTCCGTTACCTAATGTATCTGTGTATACAGCGGGGATAAATGTACCATAGTCCGCACTAGGTGCAGAAGAACCGAGGTAAAAGGTGCCTGGATAATCAGATATTGCAATACGTGCATTCAGACGAGTACATAAGGTATCCATATCTACATCAGTAAATTCATGAATACCTACATCACCCGAAGTGTTCCAACCAACCGGTCTGTTATAAAAACTACCAGTATAGTTCGCATCATTAGATAGTTGTCTTAGATTAGTCGTAGTTGTGCCGGAAGTGATAGATGATGCGGGATGGGTACCATCAGGTTCATTGTAGAAAGTATCAACGAAAGAACCAATGATAGTGCCACTAGAGAGATGCAAGTCTCCCGCAGAAGAACCCGAAGAATTCTTTAGTTGAATACCTGCACGATAGGCGAGATAGTTCTCTTCCGTAGGAGTCATCTCCTTCAGATCACCATTCGTACCTTCTAACTTTAGTGGGATATCAGATGCGGCCACAAATTCACTTCTCTAATTTATTAAACTTATTTCTATTTATAAGTTTATTTATGCGGTTCTTACATACAGAGTATATGTTTCAACTGAGAATGTAGTATCCCTAATAGTCTGACCCACGTAGTCTCCTACAAAGTCTCTGGAATAATTACCGGCAAAGTTTCTACTATAATTACCAATATAGTTGCCGCCAAAATCTACAGTTCTTGTTCGAGTAGACTCTCTAGTATATGAAGATCCTCTAGTTCTGGTGTATGTGGAATCACGATTTCTTATATAATTACTGTTTCTTTCTCGGGTATAGTTGGAGTTTCTATCTCTGGTAAACTCACCAGTATAATCACCGACATAATCCGCAGCATAAACTCCAGCGTATGAAGATCCTCTAAAAGTTGTGTATGACGAAACCCGAGCTCTACTGAAAGAATCGAACCTTGTTCTGGTTGATATTCGTAGGAAACCTCCGGTATAGTTGCCGCCAAAATCTCTTGTATAATCCCCAGCAAACGCTTTAAGGTAAGACGATACCCGAGTTCTGATATATGTCGAATCACGATCATTTAATCTAACTCTGGTAAATAGACCTGCATAATCACCGGTATAGTTACCGGTATAGTCTCTCGTATATTCACCGGTATAGTTACCAGTATAGAGTGAAACCCTAGTCCGTATATAATTACTGTTTCTTTCTCGGGTAAAGTCTCTTGCATACTGTCCCGAGAAAGTAGAAGACCTAGTCCGTATATAATTACTGTTTCTTTCTCGGGTAAAGTCTCTTGCATATTCTCCCGCAAAAGTAGAAGATCTAACTCTTATGTAACTAGAATCTCTATTTCTGGTAAAGTCCCTCGCATATTCTCCCGCAAAAATAGAAGATCTAACTCTTATGTAACTAGAATCTCTATTTCTGGTAAAGTCTCTTGCATATTCCCCAGCAAACGATCTGTTGTAATTCGAATTTCTAGTTCTTTCATAGTTTCTTGAGTATTCGCCAACAAACAATCTATTATAACTTGATACTCTGGCTCTTTCGAAGTTTCTTGAGTATTCCCCAGCAAACTCTCTAGAATAAGTAGATACCCGAGTCCTAGTAAATTCGCGAACGGATCCCTTCAAATATGAACTGACTCTTGTGAAATCACCAATGTATGAAGGAACCGTCCTAGTAGCTATAAAGTCACCGGTATACGTAGCGGGGCCAGCAAAGTAAAGACCACCACCCGATTTGTCATATCTAACAGAATTCACAAATCCTGCAAAAGTAGATGTACGGTTACGAGTATATTCTCCCGGCAATCCCAAATAACCAGCACCCACAAACTCTCTTATGTAATCACCAGTAAAGTAAAAAGTATTTTTTAGGTATTCTACACGATCTCGTGTATAATTACTTACTCTAACAGCACCATATGTGGATGTCGAAGTGCGTGTAAAGTTTAATATTCGAGTGAAGTCGCCAATATATGTTGAGAAACGAGTTCTGCTGAAGTTTCTATTATATGTAGAAATTCTATTTCTTGTATAGTCACGTGCATATTCACCAACAAAGGATCTAAGATATGCTGAACTTCTATCTCTTGTGAAGTCACGTGCATAGTTACCAATGAAGCTTCTGGAGTATGAAGAAATTCTAATTCTAGTGAAGTCACGTGCATAGTTACCAATATATGTGGCAGTATAATCGCCAGTGTAAGTTGATTCCCTATCTCTTGTGAAGTCACCTGCATATTCACCAATATATGTGGCAGTATAATCGCCAGTGTAAGTTGATCCCCTAATTCTAGTAAAGTCACGTGCATATTGTCCAGAGAAATCTCTGGTATAATCGCCAGTGTAAGTTGATGCCCTAATTCTGGTGTAGTCACGTGCATATTGTCCAGAGAAAAGTCTGGTATAATCGCCAGTGTAACTGGAATTTCTACTTACTATTCTTGTTCTGGTATAGGTAGATGGTCTCTCACGTGTCGAGATGCGTGTATATTCACCTACATAGTTACCAGCATAGTTGCCAAGAAACGATCTAGTATATTCGCCTGCAAAGTCTCTGGAATAACTAGATGTACGGATTCTACCATAAGCCGATTCCCGAGTCCGTGTGAAGTCTCTGGTATAATTGCCAGCATAGTTACCGGCATATGAACTGATACGTGTCGCTATGAAATCTCTAAAAAAGGTACGTGAAAAGTGGCGAAGGTAGTCACCTGTGTAATTTCCACTATAGTTACCCGCAAAGTCTCTAGAATAGTTACCCGCAAAGTCTCTAGAATAGTCGCCAGTAAAATCACCGGTATAATTGCCCGTAAATTCTCTGGTATAGTCTCCTATAAATTCTCTGGTGTAATTGCCTGTGAATTCACCGGCATATGAAACTGTCCCTGTGCGAGTGTAATCATCAGCGTAAGCCGAAGGTCTAGTTCTCGTGTATAAAGATGCTCGTGTGCGAGTATAGTTCTGTTCACTGACAACACGAATGGTGTTTGCAGCACTACCTACATTCTTCCAAGTGCCACCGACAGGTATACCCTGCGAAGAAGTTCTAAGTTCATATGATCCGACCGCGCCATCAATTGCACGTCTAGTCTTTGCACGTTGACCAATAGTCACTTGAACTTGACGATCAGTTAACTTTTGAAGTCCTTGATAATCACCACTGTCGCCACTACTTCTCTTCAGTCCCGCGAGAGTGACCGAAGTTGGAGCAGTCATTGCAGTTCTACGCCATATACTATAGTCATTTACAGTATATGGGTTCCCCGAAGAGTCAGCACGTTGATCATGCAAAACACTAGGGACTAGAATGTCATAGTCTGCACTAGGTCTGGTCGAAGACAACTTGAGAGAGCCTGGATAGTCAGATAGTGCGATACGACCATTGATATCATCGATGAAAGTGTTCAGATCATTATCCGACATTTCATACACATTACTTTCATAATGTCCGACTGGTTTTCTCCAATCACTATCATTCTCTAGTGCGGTACCATTGATCTGATGTAAATTTGTTGTGGTGGTAATAACCGATTGGGCATTATATGGATGAGTTCCAACGGGTTCTGGATAATAGGTATCCGTCAGAGATCCAAGAGACCTATTTCCACTTGCACTGAGCGTAAGAAGCCCTACATCGCTACTGTCCGCAATTGCGTTCTGTAGTCCTGCGAGGTAGGCAACATAATTTTTCTCGGTTGCATTTATCTGTTGGAGATTACCATTAATGTCTTTTAATTTTAACGGTAATGTCTTATTATCTGACATTCTCTTTCCTACTATTAGTTTAGAAGAGTACCGTTTTCGTCATAGATTAAGACAGTTCTAGATGCCAGTTCATTTAACGCTTTAACAATACTATCATTATTTATACCTTCGAAGAAGTTGCCTGGCGCAGAACTATCAAGTTGATTCAACTGTCCCACTCGATTACTCAAGTTAAGAATGTCAGTATCGTTACTTGTAACTCTACCCTTTACAACTTCAATCTCACCAACCGCACTATCCAGTTGGGTGTGGATCTCATTGATAGCCGGAACAATAAACTTACTTGTTGTATCCAGTGTGGAGATACCTGTTCCTGACATGTTCGCAGTTGTACCACCGGACTGTATAATGTCCAGATGCGCACGGGTTATAAGTTTCTCGGACTCTATCTCGGTAACTGCACTATCTAGTTGCAAATGAAGTTCATTGATACCACCCGCGACATCTTGTGCGGTAGTGTCTAGATCTTCGTCAGTGTAGAATGCACGACCATGTATCTCTACCTTATCTGAATCCATTTCGATTGCAAGACCAGTACCAGAATAAATGTCCAGATAATTGCCAGAGTTTCGGAATTCACCAAACTGAACGGTTGCATCTTTAAGGAATACATTACCACCGTCTGCATCAAGTATAATATCACCGGAGACATCATACGTCAGATTTCCTACAACATCAACTTCTTGGTTTGTACCAAGGTTATAGGTGAACTTAGTGACACCGCCATCCTTGAAGAAGATGTCCGCGCCATTCGCGTCAAGTGTAATATCACCTTCTGCATCAAGAAGAATATTTGTTCCTGCATTGATGGTTGCAGTTGTTCCTGCGGTAGTAGATGTAGATCCACCGGCAGTCTGTACAATACTACCTGTAGTAGTCAGACCATACGAGTCCGCACTATCATTTAATGCACCGATGATAGCATTTACTAATGTGCCACCAACAGTAGTAGTTTTGTTTACGGTAATATTCTCTTTTACCGAACCACCAATAGTTAGACTATAACCATTTGTAGTAGACAAAGATGCAGAATCACTTACCGATATATTATAATCTCCGGTAACAGTGATGTTGTTTGTTGCACCTAATTGATGACGGATGCGTGTGGATGCACCGTCTTTGAAGTAAATGTCGTTTCCATCTGCGTCAAGTGTAATATCACCAGAAGCATCGATCAAGTAATTACCGTCTGCTGTATGGGTTTGTCCCAATGATGTTGTGGTCAATGTACCCAAAGTAGTATGAGACATTGCACCACTAGAAGTAACTGAGTAAGTACCACCAGCACTATCAGATTGGTTACCTGATACAGTTTGTGTAAGATTACCGTTAACATCTAAAGTGTTTGACGCACCCATTCCATATGAGAAACGAGAAGTACCTGCATCTTTGAAGTCGATGTCTCCACCGTCTGCATCCAGTACTATATCACCTGCCACATCGACAGTTAAGTTGCCGGTGGGTACGTCAATCTCTTGATTCGCACCCATAACGAAGTCGAATCTGATCGCCCCATTATCTTTAAGTGTAACATTACCGCCATTTGCATCAAGGTTAATATCACCCTCAACATCTGCGGTTAGGTTACCACCAGCGGTAAGACCCATGTTTGATTCAGTAACAAGATTGAACGCACCACCCGCAGTATTCGTCATCGGGCCACGAGTGTCGATATTAATACCGTTAGTCGAAGAGATGTCACGAGTACCAGAAGCACTGTCAGAGTGATCTCCTGCCACTGTAAGGGTGTTGTTACCCGAAGTAGTAGTAGTGAGTGTACCTGTAACATCTAAAGTATTTGCTGAACCCAGTCCGTAAGCAAAACGAGTCGTTCCAGCTTGTTTGAGGTCAATGTCACCACCACCGGCATCCAATACAATATCATCGGCAACATCAAAGATCAAAGAACCGACAACATCAATCTCTTGATTCGTACCGAAATTATATGTTACCTTATTGGCACCACCATCTGTTAGATATAGTTGTCCACCATCAGCATCGAGAGTAATATCTCCAGATGCATCAACAGTGAAGTTTCCCGCCACATTATGGGTTTGTCCCAATGATGTTGTGGTGAGAGTACCAAGAGTGGTATGAGACATCGCACCAGTTGAGGTGATGTCACGAGTACCATTTGCACTGTCTGAGAAGTTGCCTGAGACGGTTTGAGTTAGATTACCTGTAATGTCTAAGGTATTAGATGCACCAAGTCCGTATTCAAATCTAGATACTCCACCGTCTTTTAGGTCGATGTTTGCGCCATCTGCGTCTAATATAATATTACCAGACACATCAAGAGTATAATTGCCAGTTACGGCTTCGGTGTTAGTGGTACCCATCGTATATGCAATACGAGTAACACCACCATCTTTGTATGTAATGTTTGCCCCATCTGCATCGAAGATTATATCACCCGAGATGTCAAATGTCAAGTTTCCGGTACGAGAAACTGTACCGTCAGTAGCAAAGTCGTACTCTGTGACACCAGCATCTTTGAATGTGACATTACCACCATCAGCATCAAGGATAATATCTCCGGACGCATCGACAGTGTATGTGGTCGTTTCTATTCTAGTTGCACCGGTAGAGGTAAGAGTTGTATCACCAGATACATCGATATCTAAGTTAGAAGAAATATCAAGATCAAGGATACCAGTCACACCAACTGTGTTAGTGGTACCTAATGTGAATGCAATACGACTGACCGAATCATCAAGGAAGTTGATGTTAGATCCACCGGCATCTAAATTAATATCACCTACCGCATCAACGTTGAAGTTTGCACCGACATTGAATTGTACATCAGTACCACTTGCTTGATTAGTACTGATTAGTAAACGAGTTTGAGTTTCCCCTTGGAGGGCATTTCCCGTAGGATAAATGATTTCACCGGAAGATGCGTCAAACACCCTTTCGATTTCGTTGATGGCCATGACCACATCACTATCACCGTGAGTGAGAAGATCCACCGGATCGCCAACATTATAAGAGACAGTGTTCTGGTTGTCTCGCATTGTCTTGAACGAGTCACTTAGTTTCGTAAATGGTCTTGACATCTATAGTTTCTCTACTAGTTGTGAAAGTAAGGATTTGATATCATGGATATCTGACTCTAGTCTATCAACCTTTACTTTAAGATTCTTTTCATCTTGCATCTTTTGTTTACGGAGTTTCTTCTGTTCCCGTGCAAGTTGTATTTCACTTCTATTTATATTAATAATGGCACCCGACTCTGCATCTCTTGCAAAATCGGGTTCATCTTTTACGTGTACCAATTGTCTCTTTTTCATATTATACTGCCAGTGATATAATTCTCAAGTCACGGAATGTAGGTACTTTCGCACTGTTGGTCGATCTCATAACAATCTTAACTTGGAACTGTGTGAATGGTGACATAGTACCACCATCACCACCTACAAGATAACGGTATTCACGGAACACGTTCTTGTTAGTATCAACTGGTAGAACGGTTTCGGAATTAACCAGAGTCCATGCGGATCTCTTAATGTCATCACCCGCACTTGCGACTTTCCAATAAACTTGGAAGTCTGACTCAGGAGGTCTATTCGCAGCAAGTAAGATCTTCAGTCCAACAGCCTGTTCGGTAAGAGTTGTTATTTTAGTAACATGTTTTGCAGACTCAGTACCATATAGAGGGTTAGTCTCACCGACATAAGATAATGGTACATTGAAACCATCCGTAGACGAAGAATCTTGTCTAGAGATCATGTTGTGAATAGTGTTCAACTTACAACGTTGTAAATCAATGACTGGAGACAAGTATGGATTGGTTGTCTTCAATGTTAACTGTACAGTAGTAGATCTCTCGCCATTGAGTTTACCTGCGGTTGACAGATTCTCGGTGCGTCTGTTAAATAGTGCACGAGGATTTGTGAACTCATTATTCTTCTTGTTCTCAATGATGTTATATGAACCATCTTTAACAAATCGAACTTGACTTCCTGCCAATGCGGACTGACTAGTAGTCTTAATCGACATAGTGTAGTTAGTCTCGCCTGGTTGTTTGATATCAATCTCGGGTCTCAATACTTCGAAGTTCATGTTTCTCTGAGAAGTTACAGAAGAACCACCGAACCACTTACGAGAGGTCGCAGATGAAGTTGCAGCATAGGTGTAACCAGAGTTATCAAAATCGATAACAGTACGTACCCCATTAACATCTGCACCGGTCAAACCGTTACCAAAGTCAGTTGCAGAGTCGATACCTCGAATCCAAGTCTTATCACCATCTCTAAGGCCGTGACCTTTGAACATAACACGTACTGCGTTAGATCCAGAATCCACTACCAAAGGATCTTTAGACAAAGATACTGGAGGTATGTTTGCATTCTCAAGGATAGCATTACCAGAGGTTTCAAACTTAGCAACATTGATTCTGTATGAAAGATCTTGACCACTAGAAGGTTCCCACAATTTAGCATTCTGAGATTTAAAGAATCCACCCAGAGTTGTTTGTTGTGAGATGAACGCTTCGTTAGAGTTCAATTGGTGTTCACCGACAGTTGCAACATATACGTTATAGTCCGGATCATTGTTGCCCGGTCTTAGTACGAGTGCATACTCTCCACCCGCAACAAATACCGGATGATCAAATGTAAACGTAGTAGCATTCTGCAACATTTGTTTGTTGGTAGATCCTTCTGGAACAAGAGATACTTGACTTGCAGATAATTTCTTAGTTGCAATAATCTTACTTGAAGACGGAACGCCATTCACAGTAGGTCTCAACTCACAGAATACAGGAGCAGAAGAAGACTTACTTGCAAAGTAAACATCAACAGATGTAATGAATACACCGGCAATTTGTTTAACCAAGAAGGTCTGCGCGATTGGATCGTTATATTCTAGTCTATTATTGGTATGTCTGTAAAGGGCACCAGCTTTACCCCGTCGAGTAGTTCTTTCTACTGGAGTTAGGTCGGCATCAGTCACCGCACCGCCCGGAGGAACTGTAGTGTCTGTTACATGATCTACCGGAGTGATTTGGTTGAGATAATTTACCTCAGAAGTTTCACCAACATGTTCTGTAGATGATGTGGTATCACCGACCAGAGTAGAATATGTTTCGGTAGATACTACATCTGTAGCAATTTCTGTCGAGATAACAGATTCAGTCCATACAGTTGAACTTGAAGCAATTGTTCTATCAACATCACTGGTACTGTTACCTACGATTTTAAGTACGCGAGTTACTTCGACTTCATCTTCATACTCTTCGAGAACACCTCTAGAGTGGAACATTGCTCTACCATAAGACATTGCAGCACTGAAGTCATTGACATTTACGTCAAGTAATGCAAACTCACGAGGCCCTGTGTAGAAACGCATTGCTTGGTTGTTAGGTACTTCGAACGAACCAATAATACTACCTTCTGCGTCAGATATAAGGTTGGTCTTACCAGAACTATGTTCTTGGGTAGTACGTTGAACACCTTCACCATCTTCAGTACTTTTAGATGCAAGGTAATTGCGTTGAGCCCAAGTACTGAACTTATTCTGTTCCCTACAGAAAGAAGATACGTTAGAACCATCAAAGAATGGGAAGTACTGTGTATTAGGACGCAGACCTTCAGCTTTGAATTGAATATCAATCGAACGCATGAAAGGAATGACCGATACATCGATAACCTTTTTACCAACTACGTCACGGATAGTTGATTCACTCGCAATACGGTTTACTGTATTGGAAGTTGTTGTTGTTGTTGTGGTATCCGTAGTAGACTCATACGCATTTTCAGTTTCGATTGTGCGTGTGGTTTCATAAGTAGATGTGTTAACAGTCTTAACTTTATCTCTAGTTTCGGTAGTAACAACATCCCACATATCAGTGGTAATTTGTTCGGCAGTCCAAGGGTTGTAATAACCATATGAATAAGAACCTGTTCCACCTAAGCCAAAGTAAGAACCAGACCAGTTACCAGTCCAACCACCCCAATAATTATTGTTCCACCAAGAATCTATTACTGTACGTGAGATTTCTTCTTCACGTTCACGTGATACTTCTACAGTTTCGGTATAAAGAGTTTCCACATCGGTCACATGACCGACTTCAACCCACTCACCGAGAGTTTCGGTTGTCTCGGTACCAATAAGAACAGGATCCGAACTATTGTGTGTTATCGAAGTTGATGTACCACTTACAAATGAAGTTGCAGCATCACCAGCTTCTAGGTCAGAAGGATCTACACCAAACCATTCGTTCTCGGAGTTGTTCCAGTTCAATGCGTGTTTGAGGTCAAATTCACTTGAACGACCCACAACAGTTTCACCAATCTTCTGAGTCTCTTTCCAAGAATCAGTTTCCGGAGAAAGTTCTACACTACCGACAATGGTAGGAACATAGAAAGGTGCGAGGTTTTCTGTACCAGAAGCGAGTTCTTGCGCTTCATATGCAATTTCGGTATGGTTCAACATAACGAAGTCACCGAATACACCGGTACGTAGTTGACCGACATGATCACTGTCATAGAAAAGATCTGCACAGTCTTCTACAAAAGTAGGACGTAACAGTTTACCTCTCTTGTCAATCGCAGCACGATATTCAGGAGACTTAGTTTGAGAATGAGAATGTGACTTGAAGTTGTCCACAAAGAATCCAGACTTAGCACGATCATTACCCGCAGAATCCAAAACATTCATCATTTTAGTATTCAATTCGAGAAGTGACAATGTAGTCATTTCTTCAAGACGATCAACTTTTTCTTCTAGTTTGTTGATGTCCTGCATCGTATAACCCTTACGTGGAATAAGAGTTGTTCTCAAATCCTGAGTGTGCATGGTATTAGCATTCAGTTTCAGTTTATAAAGATCAATACAATCCACAGGAACATCAGGGTATTTCGGACTCAACGAAGAAGAACCGGTGATATAACGAAGTTCACCTTGTTTAGATATTACCAGACGGTCTGCACGAGGTAAGTAGTATTCGGCATCTGTAGTGATAGTATCGGTAGGTACCGGAAGAGGACAAATTGAACCAGCAGAAAATGAACCAGAGCCATCAGTTGAAGGACGGAAGTCGATTGCATCACGTAGTGACAGAAGACCACCATCAGGCAATTTCTGGCCAGGAACTTTAAGATAATCCAATTGACCATCATAAGAGTTCACAGCATAGAACTGCCCACTTACCGAAGGTTCGAAATATTTATATCGTACAAATACGGATTGACCTGCACTATCAAAACCACCACCAGAATAGATTAATCTACTGTCATCTTGGTGAGTAGTACGGTTACCCGCATCGAATAAGAAACTGGTGAATACATCTTCACCATCAGAATCATTAAGAGATACACGTTGAATACTATAGACATCAGATTTACCGAGAGGAAGGAAATATACACCTGCGCCATCAGAGTCTAATGAAGCAGTTACCACGGTTTCGGTCAGTGTCTTTGTTTTAACACTTGCGTTAGTTTTTCTTATGAATACAATTGCTTCATATGCAACACCATTCGACAACCCACTGAACAAAATGTCTGTGTTTCCGGATTGGATATTTGATGCAACACTTGAAGGTGCAAACTCAGTTGCAGAAGCAACAAGGATATCACTTTCATTAACAAAACGTTCACCAGCATCGGTCAGTGTGATTGTGTGACTAGTACCAGAAGCCGTAAAGTTGTACTTCTTCATAAATGTCATAGTGACATCAGTGAAAGACTTGGGTCGTCTTAATGGAGTATCAAACAGTAAAGCATTTTTCTTAGGTTCATGTACAATACTTCCGCCATTACCTGTTACTTGAACAAGGTTTATGTAGTGAGTATTGGTCGAAGATTTAATAGATTTGACATCACGTAAACTATAATTATAGTTATCTCGTTGGATGTCGAATAAATGTGCCTTGTATAAAGGTGGTCTCACATAGGTGTATCCACCAGTACGAAGTCCTGTGGAACCTTCGGTCAATGCACGAATGTGTGCAGTACCGATTGCACTATCTGCACCATCAAAACCCGCATATAATGTCACCTCTTCGCAAGTATCAATATCCAACATACCAACACCACTATCGAAATAGTAGTAGTTCCCGTAGTCGATACCAATCTGTTCTTCTTCTCTTGCAATAGTGTCTCTTGCTTTAGGAATCGGTATATTGCGAGTAGCAGTAGTTGCAGCTCTATATCCATCGATATATGCTGTGCCTGGATCTACCTTCAACATCAATGTAGATGATGCGTTTGTACCATTAGGTTCTACGCGAAGTTTCCAATACTTCTGGATGAAGTCTCCATTAATCTCTCGGACACGTGTAGCAACGTGATTCCGGACTCTATTGAAACCTTCATCATCAGATTGTTGATCGACTAATCTACCACCTTCGATACGACCGAAATACACGAAGGTATCTCCGGTCACCATCTGGTCTCGTCTAGTAAGAACAAGTCGGATACGATAACGGTCTGCGCCAGGCGAAGCACGGTTAGGAGTTACATTTTGATTGTCATACAGTGCATCAGTATCGGATACTGTTATAATGTCTTGAATAACTTTAAAACCAATATCTGCTGTCTGGAAATTCTTATACTTATCAAGGAATAGACTCTGTTTAGGACAGAATACAAAGTGTCCTTGAACATAAAATTCTGATTGTCCAACTTCAACCTGAGAACCATATCCGACTGCCGGATTGGTAGATGTGTTGATTGTTTGAACTGTTAAGTTAATGTTAGACCCGTTGGAGAGTACTTCGCCAGGCGTAACAAAGGTACTAGTAGTAAGTGGTAGACTAGGACTCTGTGTATTTGGATTGTCCAAGTACTGGACAAAAAGAGTATCAGGGTCACTGTTCACAGAAGCAACTGCTTCATAGATCTTGACTTTGATACTCGAATCCGCACCAGTTAACACGACACCCTTCAATGCACTTACAGTATCAAAAGAGTTATTTTGATCGTTCTCTATTTTGATGAACGCATAATGGTTGTTAGGTGCAACACCACCAGCTTTAGTAGGAACACCATCCTTTTGGAATATGTTATCAGCAAACCTTTTAATTTCTTTTTGGATGATGGTCTGCATCTGTGTAAGTTCACGTGCTTGCAATGCACGACCGGCATTGAACAAGATACGTGAGTAATTATCACTATCCGCGTGATCATCCTTGTAGGTTGATCTGAATGTTTGTTCTGTAAATGTGTTTGGCATTTCTTAATCCTAGATAGTAATTACGATTTTCAGGTCTTCGGTTTGATCGGTGGATCGCGTTACAGCTGAACGGTTATCAATATATAGTAGATCCCCAGTGTACGGATTAAACTCACCGTCTACTTTACTGGTTATCGAACCGTTAATATTTGTGTTACCTACCACCTGAATTTCTTCTGCAACTTGGAAGGAAGTGAATCCAGTTGTTTCGTTTTGATGATACCAGATTGTATCCGAATCATTAGTGTTGTCGATGATTGCAACTGCGCCAGAAGTAACACCTTGAATCTGAGATTTTTGCACAATAGACTTGACAAATCCTGATCCATCGTGTATAATACTATTAAGTGCCAGGGCGGAAGTAGATGTAAGTAAAACACCTTCTGCACTATCAACTCTTGGATTGCGTACCAATAATACTTGACGGAATATCTCGTCACCAGTAATAAAGTCACCGTTTTCAATACCATCTGGTTTGGAGTTAAACATAACACCATTTGCCTTCAGGTCAATAACAGGATTAGATCCAACACCAGATGCTTGTCCCAATACAGGACGAACAATACAAGAGTCACCACCACCACCAGAAATTAATACGTTTGCATAGTCGTAACCACTACCAAAGTAAGAGTTGCCCGAGTTACCCGCAGAGTCGGCCTTGACCTTGATGTCTACGATAGTCTCACCCGCACGTACCGCATAAGCAATCGCACCAGTACCATTACCCACGATACTTACCGAAGGTGGAGATGTATAACCAGATCCACCATTAGTTACTTTATAACCAACGATTTGTCCTTTTACCGCAGCGTTCTGGACTAGTTGTTGTTGTAGATCTTCGGCAGGAGAATCCGAGTCGGTTGAACCAACAAATCTTACAGGCATATATGCAGATGACAAAAACTTATCTGCACGTAATGCACCGATAGAGTAAAGGAACTTCCACGTGTAACCATCCGCAGTACGGAATGGTGTACCGGTAGTGTTACCAGTAGGTTGGTTGGTAGATAACTGCGAAGAACCATCCTGTTTCTTACCCTGTTCCAAACAGATGTAAATCTCGTTATTCGAGTTGATTACATAGAAAGGATTCTCGGGGAAACCTACATCGTTATCATCATATGCAGAGTAGATAAGGTTAGCAACCCATATTCTACGTGGAATTACATATGAGGCATCTTCGATGAGTTTTGCAGATTGCAAAGAACTTCTTGCCTGTCTGACAGAACGTGAATCATTAGTAGGAACAGTCGCAAGATCAGAAGCATTCCAATCTTCGGATCTACCAATGGCCGCATAGTATCTTACAGAAGAAGAGTCTAAGTCCGTAAGAAGATCATCTAAGACCTGTTTTTTAAATTGATCGGTAATTACTGGCATTTTTTATATATTCCTACGAAGTTGTTACGTTATCAGTTTTATTTATCACAATCCACTGAGTCCCAAACCACATCAAAGTAACAGATTCGTTCTGTGGTAGTATAAGACTTGCATACGCAGCAAGATTACTTGAAGTTTCGTTAATAGTTTGCGTACCCGCACCTTTATTAACAAGATATTTAACTTCACCATTTAGTCCAGATGTACCACTTGCTAAACTGTGTGCACCGGTAGTACCATTGGTGAATAATGTTATTGGTGAATTTGCACTTACAGTACCACCACCTGTCGAAATACCCTGTGTTTTTAATACAAATTTAGAGTCAACTTTAACTCCACCATTACCCGAACCCTTGAGTGATAGTGCGGAGTTTGCTTCACCCGCAGCTTGCACTATTGCAGGTACGTTAGTGGGGGAGTTACCAATTCGAATAAAGTTTGTTGCAGAACCGGAGTCTTGGAATTGTATTAATTCGTTACCCGCACTATCAAGAATCTCTTTACCGATAACCGGAGAGTTAAGAGTAGGATTCTGAAGTGTCTTGTTCTTTAATATTGCGGTGTGGTTATTAAATACAAAAGTATCTGCCGCACCCAACAGTGGTAATGTAATTGTTCTATTCGCAGCCAACTCATTCACTGCAACCACATATCTGTGATTCGATGAAGTGTCATTAATCTGTGGGGTAGTCAAAATAGGACTTAGTAAAGTCTTGTTAGACAATGTTTGTGTTGCAGAGTCCATAACCAATGCACCAGAATAGTTCGGTATTGTAACCGTGTTATCTGCTGTTGGGTTAGCGACTTGCAAACGAGTCTCAAAATTGTTCTCGACAGATCCTTCGAATATAATACCCGAAGAGTCAAAGTCGATCAACGCCATCAGAGATGCACCATCTCCAAGTTTGCTGTAGATCTCTTGGAAGTTTTGTTCAATCTTCAACGATGCAGTACGAAGTGTATCACCCGTACCATCGTTCGCGATTGTGCCTCTGTTTAATACTTGTCTAGTCATTCTCTTTTTACCTAAAGATTATATGTTCTATTTATACTAATAATTGTTATCTATTACTTTCTATTACTTCACGGAGAGAAATTTCTCCATCAGAATCTCCGACCGGAGTCTGGAATAGATTATTATCAGAATCTATACGAGAAACCTGTGGGTTCCACGTGAAGGTTTCTTGATCTATACTTTCTGTAGATGATAAATCGAATCCAGAGTAAGTAGTTGAACCGTCACTATCATCATCCAACGTTGGGGAATCAGGCGTGAGGTATTCACCAAGACTTGAATACAGTCTATCGAGGTTATCGATTGTAAGATCTTGCACGTCATTCAGGTCATTACCCATAGGTATACCCAGATACAATTCACTTGAGTCTCTGGCCAGACCTGCACTACTACCCATATTTGTTCGGAACTTCAAAGTTCCTCCTTCATCGGTCGCACCAAAGTCGAATAGTGCGGTATGTTGTTGGAAACCAAGTGGTGATAATCCACCAATACCTTCCAATACAATCGGTGGTTTGATTGCTTCGCCCGGATCATACTGTAACTGATCTATTGATGCAGTACCTACGATTTGAGTGAGACCACCAAGGTACATACCGGCAGGATGCACCATGAGTTTATATGCATCACGCCATTGCGCAAGAGAAAGTTCTGATCTAATCTGTATTGCGTAGGTTTGATATAGTTTATTGTCAGTAAGGTACCTTGCACTCTCTGCACCAACCTTAGACTCATTCAACTTGAATATGTATTGTTTTGTGTAAACAACATCTGGTTCAATGTCAAAGAAAGTTTTAAAGAATTGTCGAATACTGTATCTAGTACCTTTGGCACGATACAGATAACTTGAGTATTTTACTGCGGTTCTTTTATCAACAAACCCTTGAAAGTAATTCTGACCTAACAGATACTCATCTTCAAAATAAGTAAGAAGATCCAAATCTGTTTGTGACACATCTCGCGTCTCGAACATGTTGTTCAAAAAACGAGTCAACGAATCTTCTTGATTCTCAAAGTCAAAGTAGGCCTTGATGAAACTTACAAACTTAGGATACTCTGCAAGGATATGCGAAGGTAAGACGGACTCGATCTGATCCGCTCTCAGATTGATGTCACGTCTTGTAGTATCTTTATGTGTTTTATCGAATATTGACATTAGTTACTCGCTGTGGTACGTAAACCTTTCGCACTTAATCTCGTATTATCATAATCTAGAATGTATTCTCTCTGTGGTACTATAGCACTTGCGTTAGCAGGAGTACATGAAAGTTTGATCAACTTCGATTCGTCCGACTTAAATCCTACAAGATTGATGATACCAGAACCGGATTCGTAGAAACCGATGTTGTCGGACTTCACGTCACCTGTACCAACATCAATGATCTGGAGTTTGTTTGTGGTCAGAAGATTTCTAATCTTACAGTTTAATGATTGTCCACCAAAGGTACGTTTGAACGTAGAAGATTCTATAATGAAGTTCACATCATCCGGATTGGCGATAGAAGAAGGAAAACTAAATTTGAAATCCTGTTCTACACCAGCCGAAGGCGTGAAACGTTGTTGCATCTTCACATCTGCGCGAGATGATAGAATAGCAGGACTCACGTCATCTATCAAAGTCAATAAGTTAGACCTACGGAATGCCTGTCCAAACTTACCGGTATTGGTCGAGAAGTAATCTAGCATTACACCTTTAACTTGTTCTTGAAGTGCATTGATCGACAAGTTAGTATAGTCCGGATTGTATTGGAAGAAGACATTGGTTTCGACAAAAGTCTCTACCGGATCAGTAAATTGTAATCCAAACGAAGCAATAGAGAGTTGATCGACCAACACTCTGATATCGTCTTTAGTGATATCTTCTAAGGATTGTGTAACGTCCCCTTTGAATTTTATTGATAAGAAAGTCTGACCATACTCGGGTTGAAGATTATCTTCTCCACCCCAAGCAATGATGTCGTCAATCAATGAACCATATGAACGTAACACCAAGTTAGCATAATCAACGTGTGTTACCATTCTGTTCTGTGTTGCATATCGGAATGGCGCATTTCGTCTAATAGAATCCAATGTTTCTTTATTAGTACCACCGACCGATCTATTGACTGTCGATACTACAGGTAATCTTTGTAGACCACTACCACTAGTCGGTTCGGTCACTTCTACCGTATTAAGGGGTTCGAATAATCGTCCACCATTTGCATTCGCACCATCTACCGAGAGATACTCAACTGTGATCTTTGCACCAGCTTTAGGTACCGCACCAAGTGTGGAACCATTACCAAAGGTTAACTCATAGTAACCATTTGGTGCTTCCTTTAGAATGTATGCAGGAGTGGTTGCAGTTATATTAGTTGCAGTTTCTAGATTAACATAAGTAGTAAAGTCATCAGAAGTTGAACTCTCATATATTCTAACTATCGCAGTTGCACGGTCAAGGTTAAGATCGGGAATGATGTACATAGTTTCTTCTGCATCTTCCCCTGCAAAGAAAGTTTTAGTCTTTGCAATACCTTCGTAAATAGGGATACTGGTAGAACCCGACAGTGTTGTGAACTGGAAGAAGTTGTTACCGTCATTAGTAGCCTGAATCAATTCCTTAGTCTGGAATGTGTAGGATGCATCATCAATAGATGCATTAAACTTATATCCAGATGCAATCTGTAAAGTCTCAGGTACATCTGCTTGGTCGATACCGATGTTGAAGGACATATTGATAGTAGCTTGTGATGCAGTTTTTGACTGAGGTACATAACCCAATGTCTCTGCGTGTGATACGACCGAAGATCTCAACTGTGCAGTATTCAAGAAAGACTCGTTCAACGCCATGTTTGCAGTTAAACCATTGATGTGCGTATTGTAAGCCAATACATCCAATAGATTAGATATACCAGACGCTTCGAAGTCATAGTCCGAAAACTCCGACTGTTGTTTTAGATATGTCTTTAGATTGTTTTTGATCGCATCAAAATCTAAAGATGAGGAATTAATAGTCGTTGCCATTATCGTAACCTATTCAGTCTGGTTGTAAATTCTACGGATTGATTAGAATTTACGATGTTAAAAATTATCGTAAGTGTAACACTGTTTCCGTTCTCATCTACTTCGGGAATTACTTGTAGAGTTTCGGAATTTATTCTTGGTTCGAAAGCACGAATGTTCTGTATAATCGCATTTTCCATCTGATTCATTGTACCTTGATCCATCAACTCAAAGAGGTAACTCTGGAGGTTTGCACCAAAGTATGGAGCAAAGGGTTTCTCGGTTCGGTTTGTCATCAATAAGTTTTTTAAAGATTGCATGACAGATGATACCGCAGTTTTCTTATACACGTCACCGGCACCCTTCGCTGCAAACGAAAGGTCAATATCGATATACTCACTGTTCGATGTCGCTTTGATAGTGGAGAATTGTTGTAATCCACCGTCTTCTATAGAAAATGCTCTAGCCATTTGTCTTTCCTAAAATATTATAATTCTATTTATACGTCTTCGAGAACTTCTACTAACTCATTCTTTGCAAAAAGTGTCCCGTTGTATCTTGTTTCTAATTGTTTTTTATAATACACTCTCCAAGTAATACCATCGACTTTCGGCATTACAACGGTCACTTGCGCATTGAGTTTTCCTGTTGGATCCCACTTATCATACTCTAGAATAAGTTTCTCGTAACCAACATAGTCCTTGATATACTCAGCAAGATCAAATGTTCTTTCGTAATCTATCTGACCCTGTTCATCCACAACTTTGTAACTTACCATTTGTCCGTCTTGTTTTAGAAGATTTTCTCCTGCAACTGTTTCAAGAGGGCCACCACGGTAAACCCCCTCCGAGACAATAAGACGTACATCTTTGAACATGTCAATGTTACCATTGATTCTACGGAACAACTCTGCGTGTAAATAAAGATTGAACGCGAGTTGTTGTCTTTCATACGGACTATTTTGGTATTTGTCTATGGTCGATAAACTACACGGGTTTCCTTTACTACCAAGAAACTTCGAGAGTGATACTCCAGGCGAGAGTTTAGTAAAAGAGGTAATGTCCTTCGCGTCAACCAAAGCTGGATTGTATTTTTGATCCGGTACAATTGTTATCATTTGAATCTCTTACCTCTATTTTTCACTGAGTTACCAAGTGGAGTATAACCAAATCTTGGAGATGTCTGTTTTTTGGCAATACGTCCCACCTTCGGAGGCAAAGGATTTGTCCAGTCAGAGGCAATCATACCATTCTTTATCAGTGCGTCAGGGAATGATATACCCTTCTCGTTGAGGATGGTTCGGTTGGCTTCGTCTCGCATTGTAGATCGGATTTCATTTATAGTGGGTTCCTTTTCAAATAGACCCGCATAGTCATCACGTAACAATACATGATTTCGTATAGCATCCTTACTATCAATTGATATTGCACGTATAGACAAGTGTCCATCGGACAAAAGACCTGCAACGGCATCTGTCTTAGGTATTGGTTTCAGTGGAGATAATGATTCCATATTAGTAGGAACATCAGGCGCACCACCACTTGGTTGTCCACCCTTTTCCTTGGATGCTAGTTGCGCAGTCTTAGCGTTCTCTGCTTTATGTGCAAACTTAGACTTTATCGCTTCGAGCGCCTGGCCATGGAAAGAACCATAGAATGATGCTCCCGAAGTAAATGGTACCGCACCTTGAGGCCCCATATAAACTGGGCCAGTAAACTCGACTTGTTCACCCCCAATCGCACCTTTCATACCAAGTACCGAGATTTCAGTTGCAGAAATATTACCCTGTAATGCTGTCATTACAAATTCTTCTTCGGCAGACACATGGAAACGATTACCGGTGAACATTTCAATCTCGGCACCTACGTTGTTCTTCCAGTGACCTTTGATTGTACCATAACAGTTACCCAAAACAATATCAGATTTGTGTTCGATTGTTTTGTTTACCGCAGTACCTTTGGTTGTGTAGTCGGTGTTCAGTCCTACCGTTGTGGTATTGTTCTTACGTATTTCGGTATTAGTATTACCATCAACGTTGACATTGTAATCGCCACCAACACTGACATTATAGTCACCCGTCACTTCTAAGTTTAGGTTACCATTATACACCAACTTACCGTTACCTTCAACAATAACAGTATGGTCACCACCAGTAACCTCAACCTTGTTATTGACCGCAGAGATGACTACAGACCCGTCTGCACGTACTTCTACACCTGCACCCTTACGATGTTTGATAAGAATACGTTCTCCGCCAGGCGTGTCATCATAGGAGATGATATGTCCCGATGCAGTTTCCTTTACTTGGTTGAAGGGGAATCGAGAAGGTTCTTGGTCTTCGAGATCCAAGTCAGTTCCTTCGGTACCACCCCCAAGATAAAGATTCTCTACCTTGAGACCACGTGCAGATCTGTTTAATGACGACCCGTAATGATATTCCCTCTTGGGGAATTCTCCTGTAGGATCTTGGAAACCATCAATTGGAACACCTTCGGTATTTTCAATTGCAGGATTATCACCTATCGTTTTTTTATTCGTTATAGTTGTCATACGGCCTTCTTCAGTTTCAGACCATTTCGGTCTAATGATGTTTCTGTCAACGGATCTGAGTATACTGTCTTCTTACCAAACTTATTCTCAACAAAAGATATAACATCGAAGTATGGATCTTGAGATGAGATATCAATATCATTGTGACCCAGTACTTGACCGCCCGGAACGGTTTGGTAAAACAGTTCAAGGAGTGTTTCTAATGTCTTCATCTGAGATATAGTGAACGAACTCGCAGATAGATTCAGTAGTGGGTTGTCAGCTTCAGAGGGAACGTTCACACCACCGACCAGACATACGTCAATACAGTTGAACTTGTGTCTGTTAATGTCGCTTGCTTGTGCAACATTATCTACAGGTAACCCGCGTTGCATAGTACCATCACGTCTAATTACAAAGTGATACTGGATACCAAGATGACCCGCATCATTATGTCTTAGTTGAATTTCTTCTGCACCAATGTTCGCATTAGTATAAGTTTCACTTGCGTGAATAATAACTTCAGATACCTCTCTGGTCATTCTAACAAATTCTAGACCAAGTTCTTCTTTAGAATCTACATAACTAAATTCTCTAATGTATCCGGCAGAGTATCGTTTAGAAAGTTCTAGTAGATCCAGATCTTCTGTGTAGAATTCACCTGCTTCAGATACAACACTTCCTGCTATTGTGGTGTCCACTAGACTAAGTGCATTCTCAATCTTAGTGGTCTGATTGTTAAAGTTTTGTAATTCAGACTCGGATATTCCCGCAGCTCTTGCTTTACTGTTTATCGTTTGATTGAATTCTTCGACACTACCAGCTTCAGTTTCCTGAATGACCTTCCGCATCTCTGGCGACAAAGACTTATCCTTCAAGGTAAGTGCTTTCATTGCTTTACTTAAATTGATGTCTCCCCCAGACATAACATCGTTCATTATACCCGAGAGAAAATCTTTATCGAGAGATTCTCCCGCACCGAACAATCCAGTAAGAGCACTACCAACCGAACCGGTCAAATCTTCGAACAGGTCTTGTGCAGTACCAAATCCTAAATTTATATCCGAAGAAACTCCGCTAACAAGATCCGTTACCGCACTTCCTATACTACTCGTAATAGAACCGAATCCATCCGAGATTATACTCTTTGCTTCATCGAGTCCAGTCGTTAATGCAGAAGTAAGTGTTCCGGTAACAGATGCGGCCGCAGAGGCAATAGAATTACCCACACCCTCGACTGCGGATACTGCACTTGCAACTTCAGTCAGTAAACTACCACTCTTTGCCTTATCGGCAACTTCATCTAATTTACTCTGTACATTTCCTATACCTTCGGTTATAGAATCACCTAGTGCATCACCACCGGCTTTAGATGCGGATGCGGTTGCCTTGATAGAACTTAATAACGTACCTTTTCTTTCGGATGCATCTTCGATTGCACCGGCAAGTTCATCGAGTGCGGAACCTCCTAATGAAACAATAGTAATACTTTCGACGGGTGGTACAATACCTGTCAAAGATTTTGTAATCTCAGGAATTGTACTCGGTAAATTTTCTCCGGTCTGTACTACAGTAGGTACTAATGCGCCATCGACTAGTTGGGTAATAGGGTTACCCGAGGAGTCTTCGGTGGGTAATCCCGATCCGTCTAAAACAAATTCTGTTATTTGTGTTGCTACATTTGTCACTGCGACACTAGGAACACCAACATCAGTTATCATCTTGGATGGATCTGTTTTGGGGTATACTCCCGCAGTAGGAAGTATTTGCGACAGTGAACTTGTTGTATCACCCTTAGAGTTGTTGTCTAAACTCTTGAATCCGTTCACATCAACTTCCACATTCTTACCGAGTACAGTAGAAGAATTTAGTATGTTAGCGTCCTGAGACTTTACGACTTGCGCATTGAGGACATCCAAGTTTGCAGTTGATACGACCTTTGCCTTGAGACCATCATTAAGTTTTTGGAGATTAGACATTTCTATACCTTCTTATTCGCATATATTTCATATACTCTTTTTACTTCACTGTTGTAATCATCTTGAATAGGAGCATAATGACGACCTATAATTTTACCCAGAGATCTTGGTTTTGACTTGTCAATAATATCTGAATTCAAAATGCGAATGTTTGCATCTACGTGAGTAGTATTTAGTTCATATGATATGAATGCTAATTGTGTACTGAAATGCCACCATTCATTACTGAAGGCCTTCAGACGAGTAAACCTAACGTCACTCCAACCCATCAGACCGGTACCACCCACATTTGTGTATGTGGTATCAAAACTACTGTTAGTACGTGAGATTGCACCTACTATCGCACAAGCTTGTTTGATACTGTATCCGGTAGAAAGGAAGAACTTAACAGCAACATCTCTGCGCAACTTCGAAGTGAACTCGTCGATAGGGAAGTTTCTGACTTCATTCTTCAATGCTTTCGAGGACTCATCGATAGAACCTGTTGATTGGTTATAGAACTCTTGGTCTGGACTTATTCTCTCAAGTAAACTATCGAATGCAACTTGTTTTTGAATCGAAGTTGGATATTCTGTACGGGGTAATGATCCTATCACGATAGGAACCTGAGACTCAGTACCATCCATAAACATACCAAAAACAAAAGAACCTGCCTCAAGTCTTGGAGTAGAACCCAATCCAGACACACCACCCTCGGTGGTAGGTAATACTACCTGCGCCCACGGGAGATCATTCTGTCTCACTTCACGAGTAGATGGGTTATGGATACCATGGATACGCAGACGTACACGACCCTCCAAACCATAAGGAGGGGATGTGTCGATTACGTCAGCAACAAACCAACGAACCTTATCACCGTAATAATTAATCAATGTTTGGCCCCTTCTCTAGTTTGAATACTGTCATTGCAACATCATGTCGAGTATCTCTAAAGGTATGTCTTGTATTGTAAATAAGAAAGTCACCACTCTTTAATGCATCGAGTTGATCCGGACTCTCGGGATTATTATCATCGTTCAAAACATTAATGCGGATCTTGTCACCTACCGAACCACCCGAAGCAATGAAACCTGGCCCCGGCACCGTAACATCCATCATGTTTTTGAATATGGCGTTTCGGAATGCAAGGTTCTCAATCTTCTTGAGGAACATAGAAGGACTCACTTCGTCATGAATACTTTTCTTGTCATGGTAAACACCCCGAGATACTACACTATGGAATATCTTTGCATTGGTATTATGTAGGTGATCCCCTTCGATGTTCACATTAACGAAATCCGGTGTTTTATACGATGCATCATAAACATTTTGTTTTGCATAGTTTATAAACCCTTGTTCACTAGACTTCAATAATAGTGATTCTAGACTAAAGTGTTGTGCGGTTGTACGACCATTACTAATATCGGTCACAGTATATAATGAACCTATACCACCAGACATAAGTTGATTGAGTGTGTTTTGTAACTTACTAGTCTTCATCGACTGGACTTGAAAATATTGATGACTTATACTTCCGATCTCTTCTTGTGCCTGTGTGTTAGCAGGAGAGAAGATGAAAGGAATCTGTTTATTCCATGCGGGTTCTGACAACATACGATCCAGACTTGCGAGTCTTAGATCTTGATCATGGATAGACGCATATAGAAAGAATGGCATACCCAAAGATGTGGTTGCCTTGTTAGTCAACCAAGTTGCAGCCTCAAGGGGGTGCATATATGGAATGATACCTTTGAAGTTACTCTGAACAGATTCTCCTGCATAAGAAATATCCACATTCTTACCACATTCGTTCTGACACAGTTTTATTATTTCAGTGCTCAAGTCATCTCGTATTGCACGTGAAATGTTTTTGGTCTTACTCACGAATGCGTGTTCGTCCATAAAACTAAATACGTATAGAGAAGAATTGCCTGAGTTAGAGGACTTGACGATGTTGTCGATACCGGTCAATAAGAAAGAACGATCCATAACAACTTCTTCGGATTCGGTCTTACTCATTTCACTTAACATTTTAATATGCAGTCTGTCGGTTCCACTGAATCCTAAACTGTCAAATATTCCTTGGTCATCAGATATTATGACTTGACCACTGATATATGGTTTGTCTAGATTCTCAAAGAACACCAATTCTACGATCAGAGAACGAACATCGACAATGAAATCCGGTAACCTGTCCGAAGTTATCTCGGCGACTTTATATTTAAACTGTGATTGTCTTTCCATTATTGACCCATCAGTGCAGAGAACTCATTCACAATACCCTTTATAGAATTGGGTTTAATGAGTTTGATTTGACGGAGACTCTCGTTCACATTCGACAGATAGTCTTTCATGGTCACTTCGACAGCACCCACCGGTTTGACTTGGGTCAGTGGATTAATATCTATCCAGTTACCATCAACATCTTCGTAGTGATGCGTCCCCAAATACTGAGGTTGTTCACCATATACCAACATTGATGTCACAGTGCCCGCAGGATTGGTATATGACAACTCTTCTCCGGTTTGAAAAGATCCGTCAGTCAAGTTCTTGGTATTAATATAATACGTCAACTTATATTCTGAAGTAGGATCGAATGCGACATTGGTGATGGTTGCTTTTCTCTCGAAAGGATCTAATGTTGTTTCATACGAAGATACTTGTAAACCATCTTTCAATAACACCCATGTAAGGGGTTGAGTAAAGGTTTCTGCCCCTAATGCATCTGTCCTCTCTAGGTTTATAATACCATTAGAGTCCGGAGTCACAACCTCTTCACTTACTTCCGAAGTCAATACAACATTGATAGTATCGATAATAAACGTTCCGAGTGATAGATCTCTTTTGATGATCCGTCCTCTGGTACCGGATACGTTACCCGTTACGATAGCACCAACTTCAAATTGATCAGGTGCGGTACCTATAATTTTAGTACGATAGATTGGTTGGTTGTCATCATCATAGTAATCAATAACATCTTCTTGTTGCAACTGTACCGTTACCATTCGGTGTGGGTATCTTTTCTGTGCAGCACTATGAACCTCTAACAAGGTCAGTGGCCAACCACCCTCTCGGATATGATCGTTCATGAGAAAGAATGTCCAATAATAATCCGTAGTTCCGTAAAAACGAAATGATGTTTGGTCAGGTCTTTCGTTGGCAGGTATAGTATAGTCGGTAACAAGTAAATCACGTGACTTTATCTGGTCAATAGCATCGACATATTGTGTTAGATTGGTCGCGACAGAAAGAGAAGTCTCGTCACCAAACCGATAAAGTGTTGGTCTGAAGTTATAGAAATATGACATTAGAAACCTCCTTCAGATACGTCTTTGCGTACTAGTGCTTTCGTCTCTTGGAAACTCAAGGTCATGTCAACTTCCATGAAGTTACCATCCTCGTGCATTGCCATTTGAGATGCGTTAAATGTTGTAGATACATCACGAAGATAACACGGTTTGATCTTGGCAAGGCCAGGAATCTTATCACCGTCATATTCGAATGCTATGTTAAATTTGTTAGGGAACTTATAACCTAATGATATTGAAGCATCACCAACATTCGCAGTAATCTCATCCGGATACAATTCGGTTCGCAACAGTTTGATGATTTCATTAATCTCTCTTGCTTCTTTTTTAGACTTTGCAATCATCTTAAATGCGAATGTAAACTCACGAATGTTCGGTTGTTTGAACAATATGCGTGAATTGGGGTTCAGTGTAACACCACCGGCAAGTTTCGAAGCTGCTTGTGCCTCTGCACCATACGACCCAAACTGAGATGCAAGTTGAACACCTGCGAGTTTTGCAAGATCTCCATTATCTCCACTAGTAAGTTGACTTACAAATGAACCCAATCCTTTGACCATAGATTCTGCGAAACCTAATCCAGCTTCCATAGATGCACCTGCGGCACCCAGATCAAAGTTCTCATATGTCACATTATCACGGAAGGCAAGACCCAAAGGGAGGTATAAACTAATTGAACTAGTAGTTATGGGAATACTTTGTCTGGTAGAATTTGACTGTTTCTCAAGTCCTTCATATGATCTTATTTGTTCGGTGAGTTTTTTTGATTCATCGATAATTTTCTCAAGTTCTTCTTCATCACCTTCGGCTGCAATCTCGTTAGCTCTTTTCTTCAGAACTTCCAAATCACCTTTCAACTTTTTGGTCTGCGAGGCGAAGACGTTGTTACTATTTGCGCCGGTGGGTTTATCTTCATTTAAACTGAAAATTACCCGTGCCTTGTAATCAGTATCTTCTAGTGGGTACTTGAGTTGTCTAATAGAACTCTCACCGCCCACAGGTACTCCGACAGGTACTGCCCGTGGTTTTTGTTTTCCACCTCGTGCAACTGCTAGTTGAATCTGTTCCGGAGTGAGTTTATCTCCGACCTTTACGTCATATATATTATCAGGCATTTATCCGATCCATAAATAGGTTAAAATCTTTAAAACTTTAAAACTATTTATATGAAAACTTACAAAGGAAAATACAAAATCCGGAATGAATCCAAGTATCTTGGTGATCCCAAGAATGTGGTGTATCGTTCGGGATGGGAAAAGGCTGTCATGATATGGTGTGACGACAATCCCAATGTGGTTGGTTGGGTAAGTGAAGAAGTTATTATACCATATATTTGCGAGACTGACAAGCGTCCCCATCGTTATTTCATGGACTTTATGGTCAAGTACAAGGATGGACGCACTGTACTGATCGAAGTCAAACCGCATAAAGAGACAATCAAACCCAAGACCGGACAAGGAAGACCTCGAAGACAAGTACTTAGTGAAACATTGACATATATTAAAAACATAAGTAAGTGGACAGCGACCGAGAAGTATGTTGCTGATAGAGGATGGCACTTTGAAATATGGGATGAACACAAACTAAGGGCTATGGGGATACTACCCAAACCATTAGGAAAGAAACCAATTAAACCATTGAAGAAAATGAAACCGTATAAGAGAAAGAAGTGATTGACAAGAAAGTATATTTTATAGGAATGAACAAGATTGCAACCACGTCATTCCACGAGTTATTTAAAGCATCAGGATACCGGTCATGGCATTATTCCTGCATGGACGAAGTTACTATGGAACCGTTGGTACTCGCACAACAGATGGGACAGAATGTTGATGAAAATAAATATGTGATGAAAAGTATTGATCATGCACAGGTCTATAGTGATTTGTTTTTCCATCGTGATTATGCGTGGGTAGATGGCGTCAAGTGGTTCGACAAACTCTACAATAATAATCCAAATGCTTATTTTATATTACAGACTCGTGATATGGAAGACTGGTTGGACAGTAAACGTAGACACAAGGACGGTGATTATATGAGACGTTGTTGTGAATATCATGACCTAGAGCCAGATGAGATGTTGGAGTGGTTTCGCAATGATCGAGAAGAACATGAAGATAATGTTCGTTCTTTTTTTACAAACAAGAAGTATGCAAATTTCCTTGAATGGAACCTCAGTACCGACCACATATCGAAGTTGATCAATTTCGTCAAACCAGACTTTATACTCAAAGAAAAAGATTGGGGGCGTCATGGCAAACTATATAAATAAAGACATGGATTTTAACAGGAAGACACATGTCTGACATATTCAATAGATTAGAACGACAGGCATTCCGTGCGGGTATTACACCTCGGACGAAGGAAAGTCGTGCGTGGTTTCTGAAGAAAGCACAGAATATGCGGGGTATCAATCGAGAGTCTTTGATGAAGGAAGAACCCATCAAGGCAAGATCTAAACAGATCATTGGTGGTATGTTCATGTTTACCTATGATCCTAAACATAAAGACAAACTACCATACTATGATGCATTTCCATTGGTGATTGTTCTTGGGCCTGCGAAGGGTGGATTCTTAGGATTGAATCTACACTATCTGCCACCCAAGTTGAGGATGCAGTTCTTTGCGAACATCATGGATATCCAAGGTAGTAAGTTGAGTGAAGATGATAAGTTTTCTTTGACATATAGAATGTTAAAGAAATCTTCGAATCTGAGATACTTCAAACCATGTGTTAAACATTATTTGAATTCTCAGGTTACCAGTCGTTTTGCGGAAGTACCTGCACCAGAATGGGAGATTGCAATCTTTCTGCCAACCGCACAGTTCCGCAAACGAAACAGTTATAAGGTTCATTACGATAGTAGGCAGATGATACGATGAGTTCAGGATTTTCAATCGAAGACCTAAAGGGTCAAATAGGTGGTTCAGGTGGACTTGCCAAGGGTAATCAGTTCATGGTCACCCTACCCCAAATAGAAAGTTTCAAAATGGACGCACGAGAGTTGAATCTATTTTGTACTGTTGCAACGTTGCCGGGTAGACAGATAATGTCTATAGATCATGCGATTGGTACGACCAACCGAAAGTTCGCAAATGGATATGCTACCACAGATATGACAATGACGTTTTTGGTTGCAAACAATCATCTGGTTCGTCAGTACTTCGAGAACTGGCAGAACGAAGCGCATAATCAATTGAATCGTACAGTAGGGTACTTCGATGATTATACATATCCTGTAACAATAACTACTATGGAAAGAGGTCTGAGACTTTCTATAATCAAGAAACAGTTAGGGTTTACGGATAAGATCCCATCCTTCCTGAAAAACAGATTACCGAAAGTAGGGCCTATAGATCTCGCACAAGGAGAACTTGATGCAGGTGCTTCTTTTCAAATGAAGAAAACATATCAATGTACTTTGTTGGAGTGTTATCCAACATCGTTGACTGATCAACAATTAGGTAATGGTGAAGAAGGTGTATTGGAATTGAGTGTACAACTATCATTTACTGATTGGGAAAGTGAAGTCGGAGACTACACAAAAGACGGAGAGAACATCGCTCGTGGAGCGATCGGTGGAATCTTCTCAAAATTATTTGGTTAAATAAATTATTAAAAACACTGGAGAATATAATGGCATTACCTAAGTTAAATACATCACCGCAGTATTCATGTAAGATTCCTTCTACTAAAGAAGTTGTTTCTTATAGACCTTACTTGGTCAAAGAAGAAAAGGTATTGATGATCGCATTTGAAACTGGCGATCAAAAAGAAGCACTGAATGCAATTGTCAACACATTAGACGCTTGTATTCAAAATGAAATCGATGTTAATGCATTGACAACATTCGATATTGAATATCTGTTTACTCAGATACGATCGAAGTCTGTGGGCGAATCCGCGACAGTGTTGTTGAAATGTTCTAGTTGTGATCATAAGAACGAAAGATCTATCGATATTGGTTCAATTGATGTGTCTACTAGTGAACTCAGTAACGTCATAGAATTGACAGACAGTGTTAGTGTTGAAATGAAATATCCATCGTATGTTGATATCCAGTCAAGTGATTTGACCGGAGATGAACTTACAGTAGGTTTTAACTTGGTTGCCACATGTATCAATGCAATCTTGACCGAAGAAGAAAGAGTCTCTTCCAGTGACACATCGAAGGAAGAACTAATGGATTTCATCGAGTCTATGACCCAAGGACAATTCAGGAAGTTAGGTGAATTTCTTGAAGCAATGCCCGCAATGATACACACCGAGACATTTGCGTGTGAAGGTTGTGGGGAACAGAACAGTGTGACTTTGAAAGGTATGCAGGATTTTTTATCCTAAACCTTTCTCATGATAGTCTAGTGAATTATTATAAAACTAATTTTTCACTGATACAACATCATAGTTATAGTTTGACTGAAATTGAAATGATGTTGCCGTGGGAGAGGGAGATCTACGTTGCTATGTTAGTTGAATATGTTAAAGAAGAAAACGATCGTATTAAACAAGAACAGATGAGAAACTAAAATGGCAGATGCTTTACTACAAACCTCGATTCAACTTCTAAGAGAAGAGAATGCGAAACAATCTGATCAGGTCATCAAGAACACTGCAACAACAAGTGAAGGTGTTGATGACCTAAAGAAAACTATGAAGGATCTTCTGGGCGAGTTCAGAGGTCAGGCTGGTGACAGAGAAGAGGCCCGTCGAGATTCTGGTAGAACATCTCCTACAGGTGGAGGAACCGGGCCCGAACGTCCAGATCTCGATAAGAAGACTGGCGGTATCTTAGATTTACTCATCGGTATTCCTACCATGGTTCTTGGTTTTGCTAAAGGTCTTGCGATAGGATGGATGAAGGCTATTACAGACACCGCAAAACTTATAAAGAATGTTATATCAGGAACCTTCAAGACTATTCTGTCGGGTGTCAAGTTTCTATTACGTCCTATTACAAACTTCTTCGCTCCATTAGGAAAAAAAATTTCCGATCTTGTTAAACTTGCAAGTGGTAATATCGTGAAGAAATTGAAGGATGTTTTCAAACCGGTTACCGACTTTGCTTCTAGTGTGGTCAAGGTCTTTAAAGACTTGGGTACTGGCATCAAATCACTTGTCACTGATATTAAGATAGGGGTGAAGTTATATGTTGATGGTTTTAAGAATTTTGTAAAACCTATCACTAACGCCTTCAGTAATATATCTAATGCATTCAAAGCAGGTATGAATGGTGTCAAGGGACTATCACAATCTGTAACCGGTACTTTCCGTTCTCTGAATATGTTCGAAAAGACATTCAGAGGTATGGGTAAAATCTTTACCGATTCTGTAAAGTTCGTCAAGAGTGTCGGTACATCTATCACAACTGGATTCCAGACAGTTATTGGAGCATTCAGATCAGCAGGTCAATCATTTGCTAGTGTGGGTAAATTCGCAGGAGGTATCAAAGATTCCTTTAGTAAGATAGTAAAACCAATGAAGGATGTCGTCGCGTACATGCGAGGAATTGCGCCTAATATCTTCAAAGTGTTTGGTGCACTAGGTAGATTCTTTGGTTGGCCACTCACAATCGCTATTGGTTTGTACGAAGGTATTAAAGCATCTCTGAGTAAATTCAAGTCAGGTGATATCATCGGTGGCGTATACGCATTCATGACCGGTGCGATCAATGGTGCAGTATTGAGTTTAGTAGATCTCCTAAAAGACGGTATCTCTTGGATATCAGGTATGTTGGGTTTCGAAAACTTCTCTACTTTCTTGGACAGTTTCTCGTTCTCAGAGATGTTCAGTGAAGTTATGATGAATATGGAGTC